ACATGGACTGCTAAATCTGTGATATATAATAATACACCTATTCTTATAACTACTATAGGTTTTATTATAAATGACTCAAAAGATTCTTTAGTAATAGCTTCTACTATAGATCATGAAGATCATTGTATGAAAGGTGATTTGTGTATTATTAAAGCTACAATTAAGTCTATCAAGAAATTACCATTTATGTTTAAGTTTAGGTAAATTTATGATAGATATAACTAACTTCACCATGAAGAATGATAAGATTGGTACTACAGTACTTATTAACTTAGTACTTGATATGGATACACATATTATTGATACAGTGGTATTAAATAAGCTCTATATAGGCTCTAATACTGAACATCTATTACTAATGGCTGAGTTAGAGGGTTATAAATATTACGTTAAGCAGGATAATAAACTTTTAGTAGGTGGGCAATAATGCGTATCATAGTGGATATCGAAACAAGTTGGGCTATGGTTAATGGTCGAAGGTATCCACTTCCATTTGAAACGTCAAACCGTCTGGTTACAGTACAATGGCAGACTGAGAATGGGGATAAAGATATAGTAGTATTCAATCATAATGAATATATTATACAGGGACATGAAAAAGCCAGAGTACAGGCAATGCTTGATTCAGCTACCCTACTTATAGGACATAATATTAAGTTTGATGTTATGTGGCTTAGAGAATGTGGATTTGAGGTTAAATGTCCATTATATGATACTATGATATCAGAATATATAAGGGCTAAAGGGCTTAAGTTAGACCTCTCTTTAAGGGGGAGCGCCGAGCGTAGAGGACTTACACCCAAGCTGGATATACTGTCTAAATATATGGATGAAGGCGTTAACACTGATAGTATTCCTTTAAAAGAACTATGTGAATATGCTTTAGGTGATTGTCAGACTACATGGGAGTTATACAAATGGCAACAGGAGAATCCTCTTGCGGGAACTGCTAATGTAGAACAAATGATGAATGAGTTTGTGGACGTACTAATAACTATGGAACGTAATGGTACTTGTATAGATTTAGAGAAGCTTAATGAGATACAGACACAATATGAGCAGGAGTTTGTAGTCCTTGAGGCTAAGTTACAGGAACAGGTAAGAGATGTAATGGGGGATATGCCATTTAACCTTAGCTCAGGTGAACAGCTATCTCAGGTTATATATTCTCGTAAGATAAAGAATAAGACTGTATGGCGTGACTTATTTAATATAGGTACGGAGCTACGAGGTGCTGTATATAAGAAGAAACGTATATTTAAGATGTCTGACAATAAGTTTAAAGAGATTATACGTGACCAGACTAATAAAGTATTCCGTACAACACAATATATATGTGAGACATGTCACGGTAAAGGATTTATACGTAAGGTTAAGAAAGATGGTACTGAGTTTAAGAAAGATAATAGATGTTCATCCTGTAATGCTACTGGCTTTTGGTATATCAACGATACTCGCGTTGCTGGTTTCAGGATTACTCCAAAGAATACTGATTATATATCAGATGGTGGGTTTTCTACTAATAAGAAGTTATTGTTAACATTAATGGATGATTCTAAGATAAATGATAAAGCTAAAGTATTCTTAAAGAACTATATGCGTTATGGGGCTATAAGTAGTTATCTTACTTCATTTGTGGATGGTATAAAGAATAATTGTAAAGGAAATATACTTCATGTCAACTTCAATCAATGTATTACTGCTACTGCAAGACTTAGCTCAAGTAATCCTAACTTTCAGAATCTACCAAGGGATAAACAATTTCCAATCAGACAGACAATCATATCACGTTGGAAATCTGGTACTATCCTTGATTGTGATCTGGCTCAGCTTGAGTTTAGAGTGGCGGCTATTCTTTCAGGGGATTTAAAGGCAAGACAAGACATACTAGATGGGGTAGATGTACATTCATACACAAGTAAGGTATTAACTGATGCAGGACAAGAGACTAATAGACAAGATGCGAAGTCACACACGTTCAAGCCTCTCTTTGGCGGGTTATCTGGGACTGCCGCAGAAGTGGCTTACTACACCGCATTCCTTGATAAGTACTCACGCATTAAGGCATGGCATGATGAACTGTCAGACGAAGCTATTGCAAATAAAGAGATTATCAGTAAATCAGGAAGAATATATGCTTTCCCCACTGCTACAAGACAGAAGAATGGGAAGTCAAGTCAGTTTACACAAATAGTTAATTACTGTGTTCAGGGATTTGCTACAGGCGATATTACACCGTGCATCATGATAGAAATGCAGAAAGAGATTATAGAACAGGGACTTAAAAGCTTAATAATATTAACTGTACACGATTCTGTAACAGCAGATGTTTATCCTGGGGAAGAAGAAGAAATGATTAAATTGTTTAAGAAAGTATTTGACAAAATACCTGAAATACTATATAATAGGTTCTCGATTAAGATAGATATACCTATTGGGTATGAGTTAAAGATTGGTAGTAATTGGAGTTCAACAAAAAAGGTAGCATAAATATGAGTAAAGCAGCAGCTAAATTAACGGAATCAGAAGAATATCTACAGCGTAAAATGCGTAAGACTGAGGAAAACCTTAAGTCACCATCTAAGAAACTTATCATTAATACATCAGCTATTGATGAGAATGGGAAGTCTATTAAACAGCATGTAGGTACTTTTCATATTGTGGGTACAGACTTGTATTCTGAAACTATCAGGTTTCGCCCATTATCCGCACTTAATAAACTTATTAAGATGACTAAAGGTAAGACTAAAGAAGGTACTGATACATGGAATTATGTAAATCAGACTATATTGTTTAGTAACTATGGTGAAGTTATCTATGATGCTAAAGGTGGCACAGCTTGTGGTAAAGTATTCGGTGATGCACGTAAAGCCTTATCTCCAGCACAGGCAGAAGCTAATAATGAGAAAGCTAAAAGCTTCATGTATCTATTCGGACTTGCTCAGTTTCCAGGTGAGAAAGAATGGCACTTCGTAGATCTTCGTGTTGGTGGTAAGCGTATTATGGTTATAAGTGATGCTATATCTAATAAGAATATAGGTAAAACACACTTCATGAGTCAGTTTATTTATGATATGACTTGTATTGCTCAAGCAGCTACTATTCATCCTAATCTTGAAATGAGATTGGATCAGAAAGCTGGTATACAGGATATAGCTAGTATTATTGATTATGATAATCAGATTAGTAACTATGTAGAAGAGCATAACTCCAGGATTATGGCTACCTTTAAGAAGTATAGCACACAAGCCGGCGCTATTGTTGAAGATGAAGAAGAAATTAATATTGATATTGGTGATGACGAATAATTAACATTTAATAAAAGGATTTAATATGGCTACTAAGAAAAAGACTGCTACTATTGTAGATAAACTTGCATGTAATGAAGCTGCTAATATTGGTATAGATGTAACTAATTCACTAAATAATACGTCTAATGACTACAGACGTAGTGAAGCTTTGTCTATTGCTGTACGACTATTTACAGACACACCATTCAGGGAGATGCTAGAACCTAGAGTAGTAGGTGGTGAAATCCCAGATGTGCCTTTCTATAGTCTAACTACAGAGATTTATGAATTCCTTAAAACTGGTAAGTTTACAGGATATAATAAGTTTCTTGAAAAGCAGAAAGATGCTGCATAAGAGATAGCCTCACTGGATAGGCTAAGTATGATGTGGTATTACCGTAGTAATTTAAAATGAGGAATTAGTCTTTATGCCACATTATATTGAAGAAGCTATATATAAGTTTGTATCAAGCCCTAAGAAGCTTGACGATGATAAAGCATCGCTTATCACGGGAAATAACAATATAAAAGATAGTTTACTAAAAGAACTCAGCTCAGAGTTTGCTGACAGAATCAAGGAAAGTACCATAAGACGGTACAGTAAGGATAAAGATGAGTCCTCTTTTAGTATTCGTATGTCTAATATTGGTCTGCCTATTCGCCAGCTGTGTCTCCAACGTGATAACGGAAGGGTCTCGAATCAGTCTTTTGCTATTAGTGGCTTTTATGGTGATATGCTTGAACATTTTACTTTGTTTCTATTAAAAGCTAGTGGTATTAATGTACAGGAAACTAATAAGAAGACTATATTGGATGTTAATGGATACAAGATCCCCGGTGAACTAGATTTAATTATAGATGGTTCTGTATGGGATGTTAAGTCTGCATCTGATTACTCTTATGATATTAAGTTTGAATCTTATAAGTCTTTAGAAGATAATGATTCATTTGGGTATCTAGCACAGTTATTCGGATACGCAATGGCTGAGAATGTTCCTGTAGGTGGATGGATAGTAATTAATAAAGCTAAAGGATTGATTAAAGTAGTACCAGTTCCTATTTCTATACAGAAAGCTTATAAACTCAAGTATATGCAAGAATTTGATGATAAGATAAAGCATATAACTACTGGCAAAGCTCCCCCACCATGTACTGGCGTCATTAAGGAGCAGTTTTACAAAAAAGATACAGGTAATTTAATACTTAATAGAGATTGTTTTTATTGTAACTATAAACAGCATTGTCATGAAAAATGCACACCATTAGATGATGTTAACTCTATTGCGCAAAAGAAAACACTTAAATATTATATAGGGGATATAAAATATCGTAATGCCAATGCTTAAAGGTTATAAATATAAATATTGTAAACAAGGGCATTTAATGTCTGAGAATGCTAAATCTAGTGGAAGAAAACGTAGATGTAAAATTTGTAATACTAAATCGTCTAAAGCAAGTGCATTAAGACTTAATTATAATATGACTATTGCAGATTTAGAAGCTATGAAAGTTGCACAAGATAATAAATGTGCCATATGTAAAGAAGTATTTATATTATCAAAGAATTGTCATATAGATCATGATCATAATTATGGAACCATTAGAGGATTGTTATGTTCTCATTGTAATCAGGGCTTAGGACATTTTAAAGATAACCCCCTTACACTAAAGATTGCTATAAATTATTTATTAGATAATATGAAGGAATTAACAGAATGTCACTTAGACCGCTAGCTAAATCAATACAAGAGTTGTCTATTACCTTTGATCTACTTGGACTTGATTATCCAAGGCTGACAATAGATGTAGATTCATATAGTAAACTATTAACTGAACTAGGCCTTAAGGGGTTACAAAGTCTGTACGGAATAGAAATAGAGGTGGTATGATATATAAGATAACATGCCTTATAGGTAAGAAAGAGGAAACTAAGACTGTGTATACTAAAGGGGACGCAGTAGCTCATTATAGACTTAGACTAAGTGAAATGAGTTTTCCAGATGAAATATATGTAGAAGAACTTAATGACGGAGAATAAGAATGTGGTGTAATTTAATAATGGAGGCGGCCTATCCCAAGTCGTAGTCGTGCGCAGGCAAGATATATGGAGGAACTTCTTAACAATCCTCATAAAATTAAGCACTCAGGATTTACTCATGATGAAGTAAAGGAATGGGTAGAAGCTGATCGTGCTGGTGGTACTAAGAAGTTACCAGAACATACTAAGAAAAGTAGAAGTCCGAATTCTATTAATCAGCTATTGAAGAAATAATATGCATTTCCCTTTATATTATATTTATATACCATTAATCCTGTTATATATAAGTATCATGTGTTACTACTGGAATAGAGACTAATATTAATAATTAATAAATAGAAAGGTTAATTTTATGGCTGCAATACAACGTGGAAACAAGGGAACTCCTAAAATGGTTAATAAACTCCCTAAAGCTCGCGCCCCAAAGGTTAATTTAAAAGTACCTAAAGCTGTAACTGCCTCTAAAGTAAGACAGCCTAAACCTGAATTACAGGAATAGTATGTCATTATTAAAGGAACGAATTGGTTATAAGCCTTTTAAATATGATTGGGCATATGAAGCTTGGCGTACCCAACAGTCTATACATTGGCTAGCTGATGAAGTTCCACTAGCTGATGATGTAAAAGACTGGAATAGTAAATTGTCTGTAGAAGAAAAGAATCTTCTTACTCATATATTCAGGTTCTTTACTCAGGCAGATATAGAAGTCAATAACTGTTACATGACTAAATACGCCTCTGTATTTAAGCCTACAGAAGTAAAGATGATGCTTGCAGCTTTTGCTAATGCAGAAACTATACATATTGATGCTTATAGTCACCTGCTTGATACAGTAAGTATGCCAGAAGTAGAATATTCTGCATTCATGAAATATAAAGCAATGAAGGATAAGTATGACTATCTGCATAGAGATACTCCTGATACTATTAGTGACTTGCTCATTACGCTAGCTACCTTTGGGGCATTTACAGAAGGTGTATCATTATTTAGTTCATTTGCTATGCTACTTAACTTTACCAGACAGAATAAAATGAAAGGTATGGGGCAGATAATAGCATGGTCTGTAAGAGATGAAAGCCTTCATTGTGAGAGTATTATAAAGCTATTCCTTACATTACTTAAAGAGAATAGTAAAGATATAGATAGAGATGTACTTCATATAAAGATACTTGAAGTAGCAGAAGCTATAATACAACAGGAAGATGCTTTTATTGACTTAGCATTTGAAATGGGTGGAATAGAGGGTCTTACAGCAGATGAAATGAAGCAATATATTCGTTTTATAGCTGATAGGCGTTTATTACAGTTGAAATATAAACCATACTTTAAAGTCACCAAAAACCCTTTACCTTGGTTGGAAGAAATATTAAATGGAAAAGAACACGGCAACTTCTTTGAAACAAGAGTCACAGAATATAGTAAATCAGCAACAACAGGTACATGGGAAGATGCGTTTGACTTTGGATCACTTCAGAGACTCTCTGCTCACTGATTTCGGAAAAGCTACTTTATTAGATAGATATGTGTTAGAGGGTGAACCCCCGCAGGAACTATTTAGTAGAGTAGCCTTAGCTTTTGCTGATAATAAAGAACATGCACAGAGGTTATATGATTATATTTCACAACATTGGTTTATGCCTTCAACTCCTATTCTCAGTAATGGTGGTACTAAGCGCGGGCTGCCTATTAGCTGTTTTCTTAATGAAACTGATGACTCTCTTCTAGGAATTGTTAATCTATGGAATGAGAATGTCTGGCTTGCATCAAGTGGTGGGGGGATTGGTTCATACTGGGGAAACTTACGAGGGATGGGTGAAACGGTTGGGCAGAGGGGGGAGACATGTGGCATCGTGCCATTCATCAAAGTCATGGATTCACAAACTCTTGCAATTAGCCAAGGTAGTCTTCGTAGGGGCAGTGCTGCTGTTTATATACCGATTCATCATCCAGAAATAGAAGAATTCATTGATCTACGTAGACCGACAGGTGGAGACCCGCGTAGGAAAGCACAAGATCTGCATCACGGTATCTGTATAGATAATAAGTTTATGGAGGCTGTAGAAATAGATGATGAGTATGAATTACTTAGTCCTAAAACTAAACAACCAATTAAATCTATTAATGCCCGTAGTCTGTGGATTAAACTTCTTACTACTAGACTTGAGACTGGTGAACCATATATTATATTTACTGATACTGTAAATGAGTTAAGATCTGATATATATAAGAGACTTAATCTTAATGTTAAGATGAGTAATCTTTGTTCTGAGATCATGCTTGCTACAGGTAAAGACTATAATAACATGGATAGAACTGCTGTATGTTGTTTGAGTTCAGTTAATCTGGATTATTATGATTCCTATAAAGACAATGAACAGTTCTTTGAAGATATACTTAAATTCTTGGATAATGTACTTACAGACTTTATAAATAATGCTCCTACTACTATGTCTAAAGCTACTTATGCTGCTTGGTGTGAAAGAAGTATTGGTTTAGGAGTAATGGGATTTCATTCTTATCTACAGAGTAAAGGCTTACCATTTGACTGTGCCATGGCTAAGTCTACTAATATCAATATATTCAAGAATATAAGTAATAAATGTAATAAACTTAATATAAAGCTTGGTAAAGAACGTGGGGCCTGCCCTGATGGATTAGAATCGGGCATACCTAAAAGGTTTGCTAATGTTACTGCTATTGCACCCACTGCTTCTATATCTATAATAGCTGGTACTACTTCTCCTGGTATTGATCCGTGGACTGCTAATAGCTTCACACAGAAGACACTTAGCGGAAGCTTTAATGTCCGCAATCCTCATTTAGTTAAGTTATTGCAATCTAAGGATAAAGATACTAAAGAAGTATGGAGTAAGATAACTAGGGATGAAGGTTCTGTACAGGATTTAAACTTCTTAACTCAAGAAGAGAAAGATTTATTTAAGACTGCCTTAGAGTTAAATCCATACTGGATTATTGAACATGCTGCTGATAGGACTCCTTATATAGATCAATCTCAATCTGTTAATATATGGCTACCAGCTAATATTAATAAGAAAGACCTAAACTTTGTGCATTATCTAGCATGGAAGAAAGGATTAAAGAGCTTATATTATTGTCGTAGTACTACTATTCAATCAGCAGATAAGATAAGTAAACAGATATCTTATGAGGAGTGCCTAAGTTGTCAGTAGAAGATATCTTTAACTTATGCCTAAATAATAGATGGGCTACTCAAATTACTTATTTACCACACAAGGAAACACCTCATTTTATATTTAAAGTAAAAGATGAGAAGTTACATAGAGATACCAGGTTAATAAAAGCCACTACATTAGAAGATATGTATATTTATTATTTAGAATTAGAGGAGAAATGGCAGTGAACTGGAGAGACCCTAATGCCTTGTATAAATGGCGTAATGAACTAGATGAAGATCATGCGTATTGCTGGGATGTACCAACTGGTGATATAGATGCTTTATTAAAGAATTATATAGAATTAATGTTAGAATGTCAGAAAAGAGGAATAATATATGGTTAAGGATAAAAAAGAAGTTGACAATAAACCTAAAAAGAAGTATAATGTTAATCGTAGAGGATTCCATACCTCCAATATGACACAGGATATGAAGAAAGATCAGTTTGCTCCTAAGAGAGTAATCACACTAACTACTAACGCTGAAGCACCATCTGGGGAGCAGGGGTTACCTGATTTACACTAATGAGATTGACACCTTACATAAACTTTAAATATAATACTCTACCTAATACTACTTCTATTATATGTACAGAATGTAAGATGTTATTTAAAACAGATGTAACTAGAGAAGAAGTTTTAGCTGATGAAGCGTTATTTAATATTATAGTAACCTGTAAAGATCATGAGGTAGTCGAATAATGCAGAAATACTTATTTATGTGGCGCGGGAATGCTAAAATATATCTATTCCCAGATTATAAATCAGCAGAATCTCATGCTAATTATATACGAACTGAGTTTAAAATACCAGTAACATTTACTTTACATAAGAAATAATGACACAGATTAAGAAGCCTATATCAGTACAGAGTCGTAAGCAGAAGGGAAGAGGCCTCCAGAAGCATGTGGTAGCTAGAATACTTCATTACTTTCCTGAACTTAAAGCACAAGATGTTACCAGTCGTTCAATGGGAGCTGCTGGTGAAGATGTGTTATTAAGTCCTAAAGCCACAGATATGCTTCCTGTAGCCGTTGAGTGTAAGTTCAATAAAGCTATGTCAATATATAAATTCTATGAACAGGCTATAACTAATGCTAATGGATTTGAGCCTATAGTAGTAATTAAACAAAATCATTCTAAGCCTCTTGTATTAGTAGACTTAGATGTGTTTCTAGCCTTAAGTAAACGAGCTTATAATAAGGAATTTAAATAATGAAACCAATGACTAGGTTTGCTATGAAATTTGATATTACTAATAATGGGTGTTGGAATTGGTTAGCTTGTATATTACCTAGTGGATATGGGCAATTTTATTTAAATGGTAAACATTATGCTGCTCATAGAGCTTCGTGGGAATTATATAATGGGGTAATACCTGATAAATTATTTGTATTGCATAAATGCGATAATAGGAGATGTGTTAATCCAGAGCATCTATTTCTAGGAACTACTACTGATAATATGAGAGATATGGTAAAGAAAGGTAGATGGAAATGTGGAATAAAAAGTGCTATAACTGAATCTAACGTTATAGATATAAAGAAATTACGAAATGAGGGACTCACATATAGAGCATTGGCTAAATTATTCAATTTTAAGAGTCATAAATCTATAATCAATATCATTAACAATAAAACATGGATTTTCAATGATTAAAAAGATATTAGTTATTCCAGATGCACACGCCAGTGAGAAATATTCTAACAGAAGATTCACATGGTTAGGTAAATATATAGTCGATGAGAAACCTGATGTTATTGTTAATATAGGTGATTTTGCCGACATGGAAAGTTTATGCTCATATGATAAGGGTAAGCGTAGTTTTGAGGGTAGGAGGTATAAGAAGGATATCAATGCTGTAATAGAGGCACAGGAGCTGTTATTTGCACCTATTAATGAATATAATAAGCAACAGAGAGTTAATAAGAAAGCTCAGTATAAACCTAGACTAGTATTAACAAGTGGCAACCACGCCAACAGGATTACTAGAGCCACTGAATTACAGGCTGAATTAGAGGGTACTATATCTATTGATGATTTAAAGTATGAAGAGTTTGGGTGGGAGGTAATACCATTTCTTACTCCTATTAATATAGAAGGAGTTAATTTCTGTCATTACTTTACTTCTGGTATAATGCAGAGACCTATTTCTGGAGAACATGCTGCATACTCATTAGTAACTAAACAGTTAGCGTCTTGTGTTGCTGGACACTCACACCTGAGAGACTTTGCTGAGAGAACTAATGCGCAAGGTAAAAAGATTATTGGGCTAGTAGTAGGGTGTTATTTAGAAGAAGATCAGATAGAACATTATGCTGGTGAGGCTAATAAGATGTGGTGGCGCGGAATTGTGAATTTACATAATGTTAAAGATGGTGAATTTGATCCTGAGTTTATCAATGTTAATAGATTAAAGGATAAATATAATGAAAAAGCTTAAAGAACAAGTAGAGACATTCTTACAAGGGTTGCCTATTAAAGACCATATTAAAGAGTTTCATATATTGCATAATAGCTATATTAAACCAGCTAAGATGGGGGAGCTGGGCTTAGGTAAGTATGATATTAAGCTTCATACTCACTATATAGATGAAGCAGGTATAAATGTATATGTAGTTATAGGCATTATAGTAAAGGATTAAGAATGAGAAAAGATAACTTAATTATTAAAGGTAGTGGATTAGTATATTGTGGATGGTGTTACAGAGAATCTCATAACTGTATATGTATTCATGGGGAACCTGTACAGGATGAAATACAGAAACCTATTCATTATAATCAAGGCGAGATAGAATGTATTGATGCTATTAAAGCCAGCATGACTCCAGAGGAATTTAAAGGATACCTTAAAGGTAACGTGGAGAAGTATATCTGGCGATATTCGTATAAAGGTAAGCCTAAAGAAGATCTACAGAAAGCTGAATTTTATCTTAGACGTCTTATAAAGGATTTAAACTAATGGCTGCTAAGACGTGTGCTAGATGTAAAGAAACTAAAGATGAGTTAGATTATTTTAAGGTATGTGGCGGCAAGAGTCTGAGAACTATATGTAAAGAATGTAGTAAATTTCATAGAAGGACATACACCACAAAGAATAGAGCTAGATTAACTGCCCAAGTAAAAGAAAAGAATAACAGATTTAAGAGAGAAGGAGTAGAATTATTAGGTAATAAATGTCAAAGATGCAATATATTATTCCATATGTCAGCCATGGATTTTCATCATGTCGGGGCTAAGGATGGAAGACAAATTGCAGCTAAAGGATGGTCTAACTTTCTTAAAGAGATAGATAAGTGTGTATTAATATGTTCTAATTGTCACAAATATATACATAATGAAGATAAAACATTCACTAACGATATAAAAGCTAAACTATTACTTAATGAAATAACATTAGATGAAGCTAAACTATTAACTTTAACACATATGAAAGATACTTATGTCAACCCTTAAACACAAACACGTTCTATTAAACTTAAAAGTTGAAAATCCCCCCAGAGATCATGAAGAAGTAGAAGCATTTCTATCATTTCTTATTAAACGTGTTAATATGAAGATAGCTAAAGCTCCAAGTATATTAAAGAATCCAACCGGATATTACTGCAACACATTAGGTAATTCTGGGGCTACTGGTACAGGTATCTTAGAGACTTCACACACAGCTTTACATACTTGGGATGAACAGAATCCATGCAAGTTTGACTTCGATTTATATAGTTGTAGTGAGTTTGAAGTAGAAAAGGTGTTGACTTTATGCCAGTGTTTTGATATAATAGAGGGAACTTATATTATTATTGATCGTGATGGAGCAGTCGTACCTGTTGAGATTGGTAAGGTGGGTAAGGATGGAGTTATCTTAAGTAAACAAACTTTAGGAGAATAATAATGGATAAATATACTTCATTAACTCAAGAAGAACTTAGTAAAGAACTACTTGCTCTTATAGCTAATTTAACTGAAAGAGTATATAATTTAGAATCTAACGTTAGAGATATAGAATCTAATATAGCTGGGGAGTCACTTTAACGAAATACAGACTCTTTGATAATCTTTATCTACCCACCTAATAGGGCTATCTGCTGGAAGTTTAGTAATTTCCTGTCCTATTAGGTGTCTTTCATCTACATTAAATTGATGACATCTCACTATAGTAGCAGAATCACAAGCACTCAATAGTAATATACTATTTAGAATCCCAATAAGACTCTTCTTCTTTATTAGTAAGCGGAGCATTTGCTATTTCCTGTGTTTTCTTATTAACTGCGTACTGTTTTTCAAGAGCAACCGCCCACTGGACTAAACCAATAGAGCGGAGGATCAAGGTCAATATTGACAAATATATAGGCATTAAACTATGGCACCACTAGTAGGAGATATAAGTTTGCCCGCAGCTACTAAATCAGCCTGAGCCTGTGCAAGTACAATAGCTTCAGCACCTTTAGCAATAGTAATACCAGCAGCCTCACCCTGAGAAACTATAGTAGCCCCAATGGTAGCCCATGAAGTACCAGTTGCAGCACCAGATAGAGCAGCAAGAGCAATGCTATACAGAGCAGTTAAGCCATTATGTTCAATATATCCTAGAGCAGAAGCCCCGATAGCTCTTACTTCTACTTCAGTTTCATGTACTATAGGAGCAGACTGAAACTTATTATAGAAAGCAGTGAAGTCGTCTTTTAGTTCTTGTACAAATTTATTAGTCATTGTTGTATACCTGTTTATTTAATTAAGCTAATTCTTTTAATCTTCTTAACCAGCCAACTAAGAATTGCTCTTGAGAAGGATGACTGGTAGCTTGATTTACGTAGAAGCTTTTTCTTTGTAATAATATAGCGTTACGTAAGTCTTTAGTACCTACCATATGCATAGCATCTAAAGTATTTTCACCTATAGTACCATCTACAGCAATAGATTGCCCTAAAGTGTTAATAGCTTCTTGTACTATCTTACCAGCAGTGATAGGATTATGTTGTACAAATGTATCAAATACTACATCTTGTATATCAGTAGGCATCTTATCAATATGATATTTATTCCAATATAACTTAGTATAAATATCTATAGCAGTCTGTTTAGGTAGATTCTTTATATCATTAACCGTAGCTAATGGATTTACAGACCTATAAGTATTAAGAGTAATACCCATATTAGTAGCACCACCAGCATCATTAGGATTATTAACGTACCCACCTTCAAATGTGTCTATTACTCTGGCTATAGTAGCATCTTTACCTATCGTCTGCATAAGATTCCTTGTAATTAGTTGATATAATGAGCTATTATTTAGAAGTATTTGTTCCTCGTTTACCAGTGACGTTGGCAACATCAGAGTGTATATTAGAATTAGATGATGAAGCCTCATCCTTTTCTCCTTTCAAACTAGCAGCATAACGAGCTGATACAGATGCAAATAAGTCAGATACTGTACCATAGTTTTTATTCTGTAACGCTTGTACTACTTTCTGTGTGAATTCTTTATCTGTAAACATCTTACTTGCAAATTCATTATAACCTTTTGTGGTTAAATAGTCAACAAGTTTTTTACCAGAGCTTATTTCAATTAACCTAGCCCCCTGATTACCAGCTATACCACCAGCAGCAGAGCTTATTACTTTACCAGCTTTTTCACCTTTACTGAGAGTAGTGGGTACTTCTTGATTATATTGCAGCTTCTTGAGACTAGTAAGGGCATTACTTAAATCATCACCACCATCTGGGAACAATATATTAAGAGATTTATTAGCGTCTGTGCCTTTAGTAGAAGCTTCTTCAATCCATTTAGAGGTAAACATCTTAGAGGCATTAGGCCCAGCTCCCTGATTTACAGCACTTGATACAGAGGTTAAATGATTAGCAACCATACCACGTACAGAATCCACATCTACCCCATTCTTCTTAGCAAAGTCAAGGAAAGCAGATAACTTCTCTGGATTATCTATCAAATTCTGAACAGCTTCATTAGAGTTAGTCTTATACTTTTTAAAGAAGTCATATATAGGAGCCGATTTAGTAGACTCTAATTTACTCTCTTTAATATCTATAAGTTTATCTATATCTTGCTGACTCTTAATAGCCTGAGAGACTTGTTTACGCACCATATTAGCATCTGGAGTAGCTAACTCTGAGATAGCTTTAAGATGGCCTTCTGGTGTAGTGAGTAATTTGTTAGCAACATCAGCGTTAAATTTACCACTAGAGTCAGTTGATTTAGACAATATATCTGATACAATGTGGTTACCAAATGATGTTGATATTGCTGGGTCTTTAGTAGCAGTTAACATTTCTTTCACATTCCTCGCCCCCTGGATACCTACAGTGGGAGTATATGTCTCTACAAACTTAGTAGCTGGAACTGTTTTAAGGTCTTGTTGATCTTTTATGTAATCCCCATAAGATGTAGAAGAATAGCTCTTTGTATCTTTCAATACCTTATTAACATCAGCATCAAGAGTCGACTCCGGTAGACTAGACTTAGTAGTTACAGATGATGCCTGTTTCTGTATCTGGGGTAAGATATTAGTCTTATAATACTCCATACCTTCATTCAGTTTAGCTTGAGTCTCAGGAGGTAGATTACTTACGGTGTCAGAGCGTATCTTAGTTATTTCATTCCTTATACTATCAAACTGTGCTCGTTCATCAGCAGTAGCTTCCATGTAACGTGGATCATGCCCGCTGGGAATAGTACTAGCTACATGATCTAAATCTGATAATGTATTAATAGGTACATCTAATTTAGCAGCATAAGCAGTAACAGCATTAGGAGCATTAGTTTGCCCACTTGTCCTGCCCACCATACTTAATGTGGTTGGGGATTCTGTTTCTATACTAATTGGTATCTTCTCAGCAGCAGAAGTTGAGTTAGCAAAGGCTTTATTCTTGAGTGTAATAAGGGATTCATATAGATTCTGATATCTATCACCTAAAGCAGCTGATGCTTGTTCTGTAGTCTGCCCAGCTCTAGGGGGCTGTATACCATATACAGATGCGATAATATGTTGTGCTCTTGTATCACCATTCTTAGCAGCAGTTAAGTTAGCTAATACTGTATTAAGGCTCTCTACTTGAGAATCGTAGGCATTTTTAAGAGTACTAGTGGTAATCTTACCCTCATTAGCCTTAGCTTCATCAGTTAGAGCTGCTACAGAGCTATGTAACTTCTGTTCAGCCTCAGTATCCATGTTTATTACATTACCCTTAACCTCATTCTGTGTTTTAGATAACGTATTAAGTATATTCTGGTTAATTTCAGGATTCTCATTACTACCAACAGTAGCCATAGATGTAGGTATACCAGTTGATTTATCAAGCGCTTTACTAGCTTCTAATTCTGTATTCAACTTAGCTAATTGCTCAGGACTACCCCCACCAGCAAAACCTTTTACAATAGATTGACCTCTACGTGTTTCTGTGCTTAATAAAGCAGCAGTATCAGCAGTCTTACCCATTGCTCCTACGACTCCACCACCTAAAGCACCAGCTACAGGGCTTAATGCACCTACTTCAGCAGCATTAACAGCTCTATTAGGTATATCAGAGTTAATATCTGTACCACTATTATCTGTAATAGCAGCTGTAGCAGCCATTTGAGGAGCTTGTTTAAGCCCCGTACCCCATCCAGCTTTAATTAAGTCCATTCCACCTTTAGTAGCTATAGTAGCAGCATCACCAGCCATAGCAGCTTCACCGCCTATAGGTATAGCATAAGGTAACATACCAGTTATAGTCTGTGCTCCCTGAGCTAACCCTGGATTAGGAGCATTCTCAACACGCTGTTTCCCCATCTGAGCAGCAGAATTAAGTTCATTATAATACTCTTCAGCTTGTGGATTAGTCTTTTCAGTCTGAATGGGGGGTACAAATCCAACTCCAGAGCTTCCTTGAGTACCAGAAGTCACTGTATTATACGCAGATACTCCTAATTTACCTATGCCAGTAGTAATGTCTTCTAATCCTGATCCGATACCAGTACCCATAGATTCAATATCACCACTAAGAGTAGCATTACCCATAGTAGCAAGCTGTTTCTTACCTAGCTCATCTAATAAACCATGCTGATCAAGTCTAGCCATCTGGTCTCTAACATCAGAAGAAGTACCATCTACCTGTACAGAATGCTGTATAAAAGCTTTCTTATAATCGGTACTATCAACATTACTAGGTTTAGTTGGTTCAACTACTTTATCATAGTAACGAGAACGTACAGCTTCTTGATCACCTAAAGACAGAGTTTTAAATATATCTGAACCAGCTATATCAGGCCATTGTTGAGGAGTATCCACCATTATTAAAGCCCAAATTGTTTAAATGCATCATTTAATGCTGGGTTATCGTTAGAAGTATTAGCTGCTTTCTGCGCAGGTGTGCCACTAGAGTTACTAGAATATACAATAGTCTTGAGACTATCTGGCCTTGGCTGTTGAGTTATAGGATCTATAGTACTTGTACCATCAGGAGATGACTTAGCTTGCCCCGTTCTTTCTAACTGCCAGTTCTCAAATGATTTAGCCATTGGGTTAAGCATAGACTTAGGATCAGATGGATTATAGTTCTTATAATCAATTATAGGATTAGCCTGTTGATATTTATCTATTACTTCATCTGCGCCTCTAAATACACCATTAACTTTAGCATATTGCTCATATCCATTAGCCATTTCTAGCTGACGGGCATTAACCGCTTTCATAAAGTTAATAATATTCTCTCTACCCTGTGGTGTTTGACCAGAATTAGTAATCATATTCTTAAAAGTATTAAACTCTTGATTAGTAACTCGTCCTTTAGTATTACTAAACATATTACGCTGCATCGAAGCTTCAAAGTGAGACATTACATCATTAGATGAAGATATTTCTGTAGGTTCACCTGTAATAGTAGACACAAGTTTTGACATAGCCGACTTTTCTTTAGCCCCAGTACCCCCGTTAATAAAGGCATTAATAGATTCTTCTGAATTAAGAGCCATTAAATCATTAGCAGCTTGTGTTCTAGGAGCATTTATAAGTAGTGACTGTCCTGACTTAGGATTGGCTGGGTCAAGATCCTGATTACGTCTATTCTGTTCATTATCAAGTTGATTCTTATCACCTGCTACAGCTCTAATATTAACCATTGGGTTACGTAACTGTAATGGATCAGGAGAGAACTTACTATCATTAATAGGAGCTACAGAAGTACCATCAGCAAGTTTACCATTTAATAAATTATATGCCTGAGCATTCTTATTAGTTTTAAGGAAATCTTCTGCTCCTTTATAATCTTTATCATCTATAAGTTGTGTATAGGTCTGCCTATCTTGCGGACTTGTACCAAGTGCTTGTAATGAACTATTAGCATTCTGTATAGACTGTTTCTGACTATCATTTAACTGAATACCATTAGCTGCTAAAATCTTATCTTCTACAGGAGCAGGTTGATTACCTATAACTTTATTTACTGAACTATTATTAATAGCCTGATTAGTTACAGAGGGATGATCAGGTGATTGAGCGCCTTGTCCCATTGGCTGTGGCGTAGATGCAGTTTGTATTGGTGGCTGTGGCTGCGGAACTACTGCCTGATTATCTGCCATGCCATTAGGTAAAGTATTATTAGCTGCTGGGGCATTACCAGATGGTCTAGTACCTTGAACTGGAGCACCTGTCTGCTGTTGTGCTGGCATACCTTGACTATTACCAGTAGCAGCATCAGTAGGAGCAGAAAGATTAGGCATCTGAGGAGAATTACTCATAGCTCCGTTAACCTGTGAGGCTATCTGATTTGGCTGCTGACTAGTAGCCCCTTGTATATCCCCAAACAAAGCTCTATCTCTAGCCTGTTGTGCAGCTTGTGCGTCTGCATTCTTACTGGCTGTATCCTGACGTCTATTAGCTTCAGCATGATCAGCTACTGCCATCTCACCAGTAGTACGTAATGAATTATTAAGAACCATATTTCTATATTCCTCATCTTTCTTCATCTGTTCTATCTTTATCTGTTGTGCAAACTTAGCCTGTTGTTCATTATCTGATACAACTTGATTAGCTAATCCACCAAAGAAACTACTTGCCCAATTACTAGCCATTATATTATGCTCCTGCCATTATGCCAGATTTAATAGGGGAACTATTATCTACTGTTGGACTTAAATTAATAGGTGATTCATCATACATCTGATCTTTATTAGCAGCCATAAAGTTAGCAAAGTCCATATCAGGGTTCTTAATCTTCATATTCTTAACGCCTTTTAATACACCAATAGCTACAATCTGTTTAACTAAGATCTTACCAACTAATAGAGCACAGTTAATTTGTATAATTCCATGTATAATAGCTGTAAATAGTATAGTACGCGCAATATACTCTGCTGGCACACCTTTACGAAGCATAACAACTAGCTTAACTATATGTTTATCATCACTATGTAGTTTATCCCAGAAATACTCAGCAGCTTGTTTAGGATCTGTAAGTAACGGTGGTTTCTCCATAGGTAGCGAACCCGGCGTCATAGTTAATGATTGGCCTGGTACCTTAGCATTTAATCCATTATTAGGCATATTTTAGTTCTTTCGTTGAAGATATTTATCTTCCTGTTTCTGATACACCAGTTTCACGAGCAATCATAGCATATGTTTTTAATCTTTGATTCCATTGATTCTCTAATGCCATAGGATCAGCGCCTTCAGCAGCTTGAAATTGATTATGAGAATGCGCAGCAACCTCTGTCTGTACTTTACCTAAAGGATTTAATGTATGCCCTTCTAGCATACTAGAGAATCGTAAACCTTTAACAGCTTGATTTTCACCAGCAGTAGTCATATTACCATTACCAGTAGCTCCTAAAGCTCCGCCTATAGCTAAAGCATCCTTCCCAACAGTGGCATAAGTACTTAAAGAATCATTACCACTAAAGAAATCACCTAAGTTATTACTTAAACTTGAGAATATACTACCAAAATCACCCATTTTAATTCCTTTTATAATGCTACAGTTGTGCTTGGTTGCTTAGAGCTAGTACCAGTAAATAAAGTACCTAGTAAACTACCAGCTAAGGCTCCTACAGAAGCTGCGTTACCATTGCCAACTAAGTTAGATACGAAGTTTTCATTATTGGCTGTCATAGCACTATTAGCATCAAATATAGCCTGATTCTGAGACGCAGTAAACTGAAATGCAGCATTATCCCTGAACTCTTGCCATAGATTATTCATAGCAGTAGAACTTAAATTAAATGCATTCTGTACATTAACCTGATTAGCAGCATTAGTAGCTGCTGTATTAGCTGTATTTACACTTCTTTGCCATAATACATTAGATTGATCAATAGCAAAAGCATTCTGTGCATTAAATTGTTGTGTATTAAAGGCTAACTGAGAGTTAAAAGTATTAAGAGCCTGTATCTGTTGTGAGTTAAACTGTTGTGCTTGTTCACCTAATCCTGCCTGTTGAATAGAAGCTGTATTAGAAGCAGTAGCATTAAACTGTGTCATAGCATTAACACGATCAACATTCTGAGACTGTATTGTGCTTATAAGATTGGAGTTAAATTCATCAGCCTGCTGTTGATTAGTAGCATTAAATTGAGCAGCAGCATTAGTAGCAGCCTGATTAGACAATAGTGACTGTTGCATATTCTGTACATTCTGCATTCCAGTCTGTTGCTGATTAGATAGATTCTGCATATCCATCTGAAAGTATGTAGCAGCATCAGGAGCAGCAATATTAATAGCCTGTTGTTGTATAGCCTGTGCTATAGCTGTAGTACCTATAGTAGACATACCTAATCCACGAGAAGCACTGGCATTATTAGCAGCAGTTACAGCACCTATAGCCCATGCCGGTACATTACCATTCTGGAATTGACTATACAAAGAACTTAACTGACCTTGTACTGTATCAAGAGGATGAACTTGACCTTGAGCAGCAGTTCCTTGAGCAGCCCCTGTCTGAGCAGCATTATATCCAGTAGAATTAACTGTAGCAGCACTATTCTGTGTAGTAGCATTAGCTTGAGTAGTATTAATAGTAGGAGCAACTACTTGAGGAGCACCAGCAGCTTGATTATTAGATATATTATACTGCCCATTATTAGCTAGATTGGTACCAGTTTGATTAGCATCCTGTAAAGTAGGAGTAAGAGTAGTATTAGAAGTTAATGTAGGATTATTAACCTGCTGCCCCATATACTGATCTATGGGGGTACCTGCTGCACCTGTTGTAGCGTCAACCATGTTAACCTATCTTGAAAGTAAATCTGTTGCCCATACTATACCTTTATGCCCAATAGCACCTAAAGTAAGTAATATAAGTCCGAATATCCATTTACCAGCTTTAATAGCACTTGTAAAAGTATTTAATTCTGTTAATATCTGTTTCTGTGTATCTATTAGTTCTTCCTGAGTATCTAATACTGCTTTCATCTGTTCTTGAAGACGAACTATATCGACTCTATTATCTATTTCTATTCCCATATTTAATTACCTATAGCAATATAATAAATACTAGCACTTAATCCACCACCAGCGAAAGTATTACACGCTAATTGAAACCCACTTACAGTAAGTGTATTTACAGCAGCTACACCACCAACAGGAGAATTACTATTTAATCCTATTACTACTGTATATATAGCTGTTGGAAATGCTGTGCCAAAAGTTACAGAACCAGTACCAGAAGTCGTAGTCCCCGTGCCCCATTTGACAATAAGATTGCCAGTTGATGTTGGTATAGTAATAGTACCATTAGTAGTACCGGATTTTACTAATCCAAGATTACCTAAAGTAGTTGCTAAAGAAGCTAAATCGGATAAATTGTTTGCAGCTTGTAAACTCCCACCAGCAGCCGACTGTACAAAAGCAGTAGTAGCTATCTGAGTAGTATTTGTACCAAGCACGGCTGTAGGGGCTAATGGTGTTCCTGTAAAAGTAGGAGAAACAGCTAAAACATTAGACCCAGTACCAGTATTAGCAGTGATTGCAGTGCCAGCTATCTTAAAAGAATTACCTGTACCAGCAGTGTCAAAGGTTTTATTAGTAAATGTATCAGTAGTTGCTTTGCCTACAAGAGTATCAGTAGAGGTGGGTAATGTTAAAGTACCAGTGTTTATTATAGCAGAAATTACTGGATTTGTCAAGGTTTTATTTGTTAAAGTATCAGTAGTTGCTCTACCAACATAAGTATCTGTACCTTGAAATGTAATAGTAGTAGCATCAGTACCAGCTAAAGTTAATGAATTATTTATAATAGCTGTTTTACCATTAGCAATAGTTAAAGTACCAGTAGAACTTGTTATAGTTAAACCATTTATAGTTTTATTAGTTAAGGCTTGAGTAGTACCAAGTGTAACTACAGTATCTGAACTAGATGGAAATGCAAATGAAGTACTATCAGTTCCTGTGAATGTAAGACTATTAGATACTGCATGTGTTTTACCATTAGCAATAGTTAAAGTACCAGTAGAACTTGCTATAGTTAAACCATTTATAGTTTTATTAGTCAAAGCTTCTACACCAGCTAATGTAGCTAAAGTACCAGTAGTAGGTAGAGTTAAACTAGTAGTTCCTGTAGCAGTTAAAGTAACACCAAATCCTCCAGCTATCGTTAAACTACCATTAACATTAATGTTTGTATTAGTAATATATATATTACCAGCACCATCAGTAAATATAACAGCGTAGTTACCTTTAGGAATAGTTAAACTAGCCCCTACAGTCCCGGCATTAATACTATCAGCAGCGTTAGGAGTAATAGTTAATGCTCCACCTTGCGCAAAAACTGATATATACCATAATGTAGTTAGATTAGTCGATTGGTCTATAGTATATGTAACAGCAGAACTGTTTACAAGTCGATACCCATATTGTCCTAATCCTATAGATTGACTAGTTCCAAATGTTTCTTCATACCCTGCTAAAGCTATATTAAGAGCAAGCCAGAATGATCCAGATGCAAAATACTGACATATAAGTGGGTAGCCTTCACCTACATCACCTAATACTACAGGAATATTACCAGTTAATGAAGCTTTTAGCAGTGGATTCGCTGGGCCGCCGTTAACTGATAATGTAACAGCATTAGTGTTAGTGCCAACTGGGGTAAATGTCAATAATTCACCATTACTCAGTGTAAAGTTAGTAGGTGATGTGCTAGTAACGGCAACTGCATTAACAGTACCACCAACAGTGGTAGCTATATAGATAACAGATGGTATAAGTCCACCCCCACCTACAGTACCATCGTGTATATGACCTACCGTAGAATCAAAAGCACTAGCTAAAGCATTAAATTCTGCATTTAAATCAGCTGCTGCAATTACATGTCCAGTTACTATATTACCACTAGCCTGACGAACGTAGCCCGAAGTCATTGTATATCCTCAATCTTTTCTATATTATATGTATTATCTTCTACCATGTTCACCGAATTCAATAGTGTATGAGTCTATTCGATGGGGTGGATTATTATCTGTTCCACTAAATTGAAATGCTATTAAGAATCCAGAACCTACGATAGCTAATTTAAGTACTGGTAATGATATACCACCATATATTGCTGTATCATATACAGCTGTACCATATAATGCTCCTGCACTCATAGTGGTAAGAGTTAAAGATGGTGGTTGTAAGGAATTCTGTATCTGTGTATCTGGCTGTACATTAAGAATAACATTAAGTGCGCCTTGTATCTGTGTATATACAGTTAATTTCTGTACTACTTTCCTAAGTGTAGAATCACTAAATGTTAAATCAGGAGATCTATACATATATGAAACAGCTGCACCATCAAAGTCATTACCATTCTCAAGTCTATATACAAATCCATTAGTAGGATCACCAATAACTACAACTTCTTGGTTATTAATATATTGAGAATGCGCACAATATGGTTGTATACCTAATAATGTACCCCATTCATATTTAACATTAATAGGGTCATCTATACGTTTACCTACTACCCCAAATGTACTAACTTTAGGTACAGAACTATCGTAGACCCAACATCTGAATTGATTCTTTTGAGCAATATGTACACCACTATATGAATCTACACTTCTACCAGTAGTAAAATCATTAGCTAGGAGTAGTGGTTGAATATTCTTAGATAAAAGACCTAATTGTAAATCGCCTATTCTATAAGTAGCTGCTAAACTTCTGAATCCATCAGGAGCTAAGTATATTAAATCCCCTCCAACTTCTTGTATAGTATCCTGTCCAAGACAGCCTAAACCAGTAGTAATGGTATTAATCTGATAAGCTGGAGTAGTACCAGTTAGAACTATTTCATATATACTATTAGTACAGAACACATATAAAGTCTCTCTAAAAGTACGAATACCAGTTATGATATCACCGAAGTTAAATTCTATAGCTCCATCAGCACCATTAAAGTCTGTGTCCGTTACAGGAGCAGATAAAGATAACTTATTACCATTGCCATATCCTGCTAAAGCTATGGATTCATTAAAATAAGCAGCAAACTTAGGGTTAGATGGGGCGCCAGTACCATTAATTAGAGTATAAGTAGTACCGTCCCATTTAGCAGCATAATAAATACCATCTGTAATAATTATAGCTGTTGTAGCCATAACATAGGGTAATATTCTAGCTTTTATACTAGTTCCCCCACGTGTAGAAGTATTTATTTTAGTCCAGCCGCTACCACTGGAGAAATAGATGTCATTACTTGTAGTAACAGTAGAATGACGAACGCCAAATACTCCACCGAGAGCAGCCCCAACGCCGAGTACAGGTGCATTAGTAGTCCCAGGTACAACTGTCGAATCCCACTTACTATATCCTTGTATCCTTGCATATCCCCCCGCTATTGATGGTTCATAATTCTGTAATATAGTAGCTGCCCCAGGTTCATTGGTACCTAAAGTAAGTTTATCTACTGATAAATCTAATCCACCTTTACATACTATAGGAAGTGACGCCCACCTGTCAGCCATTATTCAACTTTCTCACTTGTAATTCTATATATATGCGCTAGATTCTTATTCAAAGCGCATGTACTCTGTTTGTGGAATTAATATTCTACGCATTTTATTAACATTCTTAGTATATCTATCTAACACAGAAGCAGCTTCTTCTACATTATCACGAAACATATATGCATAATGTAATGCTTTATCTATAATAACCTGTTCAAATTGTACAGGAATAGTAGGTATATCTGTATATAATACTAAAGGGGCGGGTAAAGTAAATCCATAATAGTTTATAGTATATACTCTATCTGGAACTGGTGTAAGTATAATACTATTATCAGGCATTCTTACAACAGCAGCCGGTTGATTAAAACTTGATGGAACTGCTTGTGGGGCTTTACCATTAATATCGTTTATTAATCCATTATCTTTATAAGTATTATAGTTAATAAGATTAATATTATTAGCTGGATATGCTGGCTGAACGGTAGGAGAAGTACCTAAAGAAGGAGTAGGAGCAGAAAAGGGAACTTCAAAAGTGAAGGAAGTAATAGTTGGAGTTGAGGCAACAGTCCATCCAGTAACAGCCCCAGCCCCTAAAGAGGCATTATAATATAGATTAGATCCAATAGAATCATTAATATTATATAGAGAGGCCGGATCACCAACTATTAATTGATGAGGTACAGATGTAATAACAGTAATTACTGTGCCTATTTTAGTAATAGAACTTATAGGGAGATATGGTTTAGGGATATAAAATGAATCCCAGTTTATTGAGAAGTATGTAGATGGAAGAGTATAAGTCTGTTGACTTACTACTGTAGTAAATGTGTTTATCTGATAAGCAAAAGGCCAGTTAGTGTCCTCCTCTGTATAAATATCTAATATAGCTTGATTTACATAATTCTGTGCTTCAGCATAAAACCCATAAGCACTACTAAATGAAGTAGAAGTTAACTGAGTTTCATTAAACGGGCCAAGAACTTTATTAGTTAAATCAAGATAATTAGAAGTCATGTTTTATCCTATATTAAGAAATTAGTGAGTTTTATACTTGCCCACCACAAGTTCGTTCACAGGAGATTAAGACTGTGTAGTAGCAATAGGATCTGCACTTGCATCAAGAGTATATACAACAAATCGTATAGCTCCCTGAGTTGCAGTAGTATAAGTACCAGTGAGAGTAATCAACAGATTGTCAGCAGTTGAATAGAACCTAAGTGGATTAGTAGTCAAAGCCTGAGTAATTACAGAACCAGCAGTATACGGAGTTGTATAAGCAGTAGTGTAACGGTTAGTTGAGCCTGCATCACCAATAACTAGACTGGTAGTACTAGTATCAAGAGTAGTAGTAATTACTGCCTGAAGACCTAGCAAGACAGTGCCTGCTGGGAAGTTCTGAATAGCAATAGCGTCACCAGTCGTAATAGCCTGAGCTGCTACGTTATTAGTCCCGTTAATGATCTTATTAAGATCAATAACAGTCTTAGAGACAGTAATAGGAAGAGGTGAATTACCAACTCCTAATGGGCCTCCTGTACCACCTTTACGGTACTGTAGATATGTAGCCATATTATGTTATCCTTTCAATTATACGTCAATGATATTAGCGTATGCAAGAGCAAGCGCACTAGGACGAAGAACTTTATCACCGTATACAAACAGAGTACGATTAATATCGCCAAAACTGCTTGGACTACGGACAATTTCATTCTTCAAGATAGAGGCTGCTGTAGCAGTTGCCATTGTGTGACCTGCAAGAACTACATTATTACCTGATGTAGCATTTATAGGTGTGTTATTAGACTTATACAGACGGAAGCCATGAACACGATATTTAGACCAGAGATTCTCATTAACTACAATGGAAGATTCACCAGTACCAATTACCTGTGCTTCAATAAGTTTACTATCTTCACGACGCAAAGCTTCATAGAAACTAGGAGCTGCCACAATAAACCGTTTACCATCATCAGGTACATTCTGCACATCAAGAAGCGTACAGAGATGTGAAAGAAGATCAAGAGGCGTATAATCATCTGCTCCACCGAAACCTACATTCAATTCTACTGAAGTAGTACCCATAGTGTTAGTAGAACTCACACCAGATACCATATCACTTAGAACACCTGAATCATACTTATCACGAATAGCATAAGCAGCAGCATCTGCTGTAAGATTCATGTAATCAATATGAGACTGACGAACTTCGATATCATCTAGGTAGAACTGACAAGTAAATGCCTGGTTAATAACTAGTGTAATATCTTCATCTACAATATCCTGAGACTGGATAATTTGTCCACGAGTATAAGACTGAACAGTCATAAGTGGCTGTTTAATAATACGGACAGTATCGCCCATGTTGGAAATTTCGCCCTGGAATTCAGTATTCGTAACTTCATCAACTACGGCTGTTTTTTTGAGGGAAAGCAAAACTCGCTTGGAGTAAATTACCGGAGTAAATACACCATTAGGAAGATTGCCATACCCTGCTGCACTTGGAAATGCCATTAGATAGACTCCTTTGTTATAGGGCTTTTATACCCTGTTAAATTAACTATTTTCATCATAACGTCCTTCAGACATTGCCTTTAGGATTTCTGCTTCATATTTACCATATTTACTCATTGGGATTGCTTTAACTTCAGAAGCTCTCCATATCTTACCGCCGCCCTGTCCAACTTCGACAATATTATTAGTAGTTACTGCCATAGCAGCAGCTCTATTGTCATTATCCTTCTGTGTTTTAGTTTTCTTTACAATCCCTTTATCCTTTTTATAGATATCAAGACCTCTGGCAACTTCATTAACATTAGGAGATTCTATTAGAGATTTAAGTGATGGTACTTGTTCTTTATACCATTCTAGAAAATCAGGATCAGTCTTTAATGATTCTGCATCTGGATGAATCTGCAATAATTCAGTCATAGCTCTTATAGCTGCTAACTGCTTAATACTAGTTTCATTATCTGCAATAGCCTTTTGAAGTTCAGCGTTAGTGCTCTGATTTGAGGTCTGAGCTATGGTTTTTATCATATCATATAGATAACCATATTTATTTCTAAATTCTGCAACTTCAGCAGGGGTAGATGGTAGTTTTATAGGTTCTTTCTGTAAGGTATCAAAAGCTTTTTCCCTTTCAGCTAACAGGCGAGCTTTTTCTCCTAACTCAGCATCCTTGGCTTTAATCTGCTTGTCCATATGAGACTGCAAATCACTATACCGTTTCTGCCAATCATGATTAGGCTCTGAAGAGTTTTTCCCATCCCCCGGAGTACCAGTATTACCTGAGTCCTGTGGAACCGTATCATCCTCTTCTTCTTTGTGATGTTTCGGTTTGTTTAAGTATAGAGTTCTTGGCTGGCTTGCGATTACATTAGCAACATTGTTCTCGGAAGGTGCAGTAGAAAACATTACACTTTGGGTAGCATTATTAGTCATAATTAATCCTTTAGAGTTGCAAAGCAAGTATCTAAGGTACATTTACCTTTGAAAGCCTCTATGAAGAGGGTGTTTCACTTTGTGTTGGTTGTGCAGCTTGAGAGGACTGAGCCTCAGCGGGTGCTTGATTTGCCGCAGAAGTACTCGTTGGAGTACTAGCATTCATTGCCTGTTGATCTTCCTGTAAAGCTTGTCCACCTTGTGGGACTGAACTACGTGGAACGATTGAGGCCATTTTAGTTGGGTCAGTTAATGGTTTGAAGTAATTATAAGCTTCGACTCCGCCTACTATACCCATTAATACTGCTGTTTCTGGTGTTAAATAATGATTTACAAACGCTTGTTGTATTGGTGGTAAACTATTAAGTCTTTGTTCAAGCTGTTGGTGTATCATCTGTTCTTTAGATATACCCATGCTAGGATCTGAAGCTCCTTGTGGCTGAGTAGCATCTGGGGCATTACTCTGATCTTGTGGCTGCTGATTACTCTGCATATTCATAGGAATAGTAGAAGCTTGAGTAGAGGGGCGCTGTGGAGAAATCATTATGCTGCTTTTCCTGTTGGTGTATTGACTGGTACATTAAGAATACCTCTACCTTGAGTATTAGAGGTTGCTACAGTAGGAGTCATGAAATTATTTGTATTACCATTTTGACCATTAGCATATAATGACGTAGGATTAGCTATAGCATTCTGTAAATTAAAGTTAGGATCGTAGAATGCACTACTATTTATATGATTTAATTGTTGTTTTAAAGCATCTGGTATATTATATTGCTGCATAACTTCTTTACTTACAGCATCATTTAATGATCCGCCAGTAGTACCGCTCTTAAGAGTAGAGTCATATTTAAGTCCACCATTAATTAAATCAGAACCTACTTTAATACCATCTCTCTGCCCTACTGTAACCATAATATTACCACCTTTACCCTGATCTGTAGGTGTAGCACCATTAGCTAGAAGAAACTGTGCTAGATTTGAGGCTCCTATTTGTTCAGTGTTTCTAGTTGCAGCATTTGTAGGGCTATATTCTGAACCAGTTCCACTCTGGGTTCTGGCATATACATCATTTACTTGTCCGGTGGATATATTAACACCACCATTTTGAGTCATATCAGATGGAGTATTATTACCAAATAGTCCGCCTATAGTAGATCCAACTACTATACCGATACCTCCACCTATTGGCCCACCAAAGATACTACCAATTGCACCACCAATTGCACCACCTATCTGCCCACCTTGAGGATTTCCACCAGTCCATCCAGCTATCTGTCCTCCATATGAATACCCAGCATAAGCAAAAGCAGCAGGAACAGCAAAATCAGATAATGTAGCACCAGTCCATGCTGGAGCAGTAGTACCAGCTGTGCTAGGAGCAGCTAAGAACGCATCAGAACCACCTACACCAGTACCAATAGACCCACTTAGGTTAGCAGTAGCACTAGCACCACTAGCAGTAAGAGATGTACCGGCAACTGTACCTAAATTAGTGTTACCCCATGCATTAATAGGAGCTGTAACATTACTTGAGAACCACCCATTATTAGTTATAGCACTAGTAGGTACGTGGTTAAGTACACTATCTGTAGCTTGATTACCTAATTGCTGCTGTGCTTGTACATTCTGATTAGAGATTTGTTGTTGAGCACTACTAGTCGAGGGAGTAGTTCCAGATATAGGACTTTGTGCCTGCATATATGGCAGTGCAGTTACAGTAGGTTGATCAATAGGATTTAATATATTAGTCGCCATTATTTATAGCATCCTGCATACGATCTGGTAATTCTTTAATGATTCGCACTATGGCCAACTTCCCCTGACTGCGGAGCAGTTCCAACTCCGATGTTGCCACCTCCACTTCCCATAGTATCTCCAGGGTTAAATTGTCCACTAGGATTTTCAGAGCTGCTTGAACCTCCGGCTTGAGGAGAGGACTGAGTTTGTTGGCTAGGATTCTGTCCATTTTGACCATTGGCGGCTCCTATAATATCTGCATATAATTTAGCAGTTGCTGGATCATTTATAATATCTTTAGGTTTAAGTCCAAGCGCTCTAACTAAATCAGTTAATACACCATCAAATTTAACAAATGGCGCTACATTAGGATTAGAAGCTACCTGAAGTAATGATAGAAGTCTCTGTGATTGCACTTCTTTCTGCATTAAGGCTTGAGTACCTTTAGCAACAATCTTTATATTACCACGTATTTCTGGTTTATCATCATTAAACTGCATATTCCAGTAGAAATAAGCTTTACCTAATGGTTCAATGATGAAATAATCAAAATTCTTAATTACAGTTTTAATATTTAAGTTAGCAGCCGACATAAGCATAGACATACCAGCGGCAGTACGACTAGTTCCAGTAACACCAGACTGACCATAAGAATAACTAGGTTGTCCAGCTTCTTCATCAGCAATTTGACGTGCTTTATCATAAAATTGTACATGAGACTGTGCTGTATTAGGAATTGTTATACCGTACACACTTTGACCAGGTGCACCGCCTTGTTTACGGAATATCTTACCTGGATAAAGAGTCATATCCTGTCCTGGAACAAGTTGATTCTCGTTAACTTCAAATATACAATTACCAGCAAATCTAAGATTATCAATAGCCATACGCCAGTGACCATTCATAAGGTCTTGAGCATCACGGATATTCTCAGATAATCCTATACCCCATATTTGATAAGGGTGTTCTTCATACGGAACTATATAGTATGGTAATCTATTAGGAGTAAATGGATTAAGAGCTACTCGTAATACTTCACCTTCAGCTACCCATACATTAACCTGTATCTGATCTTCCATTTTAAGTAAAGTATCTTCATCAGCTATATCTAAGCCCCTGATCATTTCTTTATCAAGGAAACCCCAATATTCAAATACTTCATATCTACGATCATCAATAGTAGCTAAAGTCTGGTCACGTATTATGTTCTCCCAGAATTTACGTTCATGTCTGGCACCTTTACGTATAAGTCTATCTATAGCATCATGATCAAATAACTTCTGTTTCTTGAGTCCTCTAACAAGAGTTTCAGACATTAAATGTCGTTCAATAACATACGAAGCTTCAAATATATTCCTAGCATTAGGGTCTGGGTACAGAGACCACACAGATGCCCAGCTAACTCTTGGAGCTAACTTCTTCTCTGGATTATATGTTATCTTACCACTATCATCTCTATCCCACTTATGAATAGTATCTTCAATGGTAAATGGGCCTTTCATAGCTCCAGTACCAAAGATAACACACTCAAGTATAGCATTATTGAGGTGCCTATCTGCGTGTCCCTCAGTTAATTGATCTTTAACTAGATCTTCAAGTGCTGAAGCAGCTAATTTAGCAGGATGTATTTCAGGAAACATCTTCTCATTAGGAGATGGACCATCTTGTACCTTCTTACCCTGAAGTAAGTTAGAGAATTTCTGTTGTAGTCCACCTAATAGAGTTTTCTGTGTAGCTCCAGGAGGTATTTGTTTATTATCACCAGCATAACCTATAATATCAGCTGGATTAATATCTGGCATACTAGCAGGAGTTATAGTTACAGTATCCGCTATACCTTCTGGTTGATTTTCAGGTTCATAAGATATAGGGAAGTCATCTTCTCCCCATAGTATTTCTCTTAATTGTCCATAAGCAGCTACATTCTTAGCTTTAGTAATCTTTACAAATGCTTCTGATGCTTGTGGATTACGTTCCTGTAACTTAGCAATCTTCTGGCGTTCAGCAGGAGAATATTCGCCACGATGCTGATAATATGATTTAATCCAGATATCTTCTGTAACACGTCTAGCAGTTTCAGCAAACTTGAATCTCTGGTTTACAAGAGCATAAATACCAGATAGATTCTTCTGTTTACCTACATCTGCTTCAGACATATTAAACATATTGGTTGCAGCATCATTATCAGTTTTACCAACGCCAGCATCTTCAGGTTGCCCATTACCAGAATCTGTGAAACTAGATAAAGCTTTAGAAGCCTGGTTTAATCCAGCCTCTAATCCTACACCCATTATATTACTATTACCAGAAATCGCCACTTATAACCTATTTCTTTTTATATTTAAGAATAGCTTTATCTACCTTCGTATCCTTCTTAGAACCTTCTTTAAATCCAGTAGCTTTATCAACTACTTTATCTAGTTTAGAAGATTCAAACTTCTTCATGCCGTCCATCTTATCTTTCGATTTCTTAGCTTTCATGATTATTTATTCCTACTAGTAAAGATATTCGTACTAATCTTAACATTATCTGATGTTGGGTTCTTTCCTTGTCCACTTATTGGTAGGCTGCGCTTACCTTGATAATTAGCACCTTCATTACGCTCCTTTGATGCTTCATCTTTTTCAATGTTACCATTTACTTTCTTATCTTTATCCTTAGCTGCGAATCCACCAGATCCGAATACACCATCATTACCCCCTCCTGGCATACCTTCAGCAGTAAATGAATAATCAACTCCAGCCCATACAGACTTATCTACGGAGTTATAATCTTTCTTACCAGCACCAACTGTATTACCAGTATATTCTATATTACCAAAGATTGATTCATCTTCAATACCCCCAGTAATTTCACCTTTACCTTTTTTAGGAGCAAAGTCATCGGCCCCCACTTTATTAGGTGTAGATCTTACTGCTGGGCCAAATGTATTATCAGACTCACCATCATTATTGAATCCCCATTTACTATCATTAGGAGTTCCTTTTGTATCTTTCATTTACTTATTCCTTTAAATTAATTTTATTTAATACCCGAATGATTCACTTACTACTACGTTATTAGTTCCATACCCACCATTATCTGCTCTCCATAAATAATCATTAGCTACCTTAGGTCTAGTCATAATAGCATATCTTAAAGCATCATAAGCATGATCCTGAACATCAGTATTAACGTCTTCAGGATTTCTATCATCTACAGGAAGAGATGATAACTCACTTATAATCTCTTTACAAGTATCAAATACAAATAGTCTAGGTCTTTGTGTATATTTATCTTTAGCTAGATATTCATGAATTTGCATTTTACCAGCCACACGAGACCCGGCACTAGAATCTGACATTCTCCAATAGCACCCAACATTATGCATTTCTTCTGCAACAGAAGGGCCATCTTGCCCTCTTTTAGCCCAGGTAGAACAGTCCAGTACCCCGTATCTAACGCGTTCTCCAGCTTCCATCTCAAGTACTTTTTTACCGAATTGAGAGGCTACTAATTTCTCTTTAGCTTTATTACCATTCTCTACCATTTCTCTATAAACATAGAGATTATTATCATAATCTACTGCTACCCATACACAAACAGCTAAACTTGAGTATCCCCAATCACAGCCCCTAAATCTAAGCCAGTTATTAGGAATCTTAAATGGTTGGACAACATGAGTTTTCTTATTGAACTCTGAGAATGCTGCACCGGAGGCTGTATCCCAATCGCCATAACGCCATTGTTTCTTTAGAGTTTCATTCTCTATAGCTTCTAAAGATACAATATAATCTGGATCATTCTTCATAAGGATAGAGTTATCTTCTACCGTACTATGTATCCATTTACGAGTGATAGTTCTTTCAACTCCATTTACTATATACTTTAGAGTAATACGAGTATTAGACTCACCTCTATCTACAAATCGTTCTTTAACCCACCTATGTCCTGGGCCACCGGGATTTCCAGTAAAACGTAACTGGCGTTTAAGAGTAGGATCTGTAGTACGCAATGATTGTTTTAAGGTTTCTAGTATGTAGTCTGAATCATACTGGGTTAACTCATCAACCCCTAGCCATACATATTCCTGGCCTATATATTGATCTAAATCTTGTTCTGTATCACAGTACCCGAATTCTATAGTAGCACCTGAAGGAAATACGAACATCTTCTCCTGTTCTTTCCATCTAGTACCAGGTATTGCCTGTAAGTAAATCTTTCTTGCTCTTGACATTAATTCTCGTAGGCGTTTCATTGTCTTACGTATAATTAAGCCTTTAAAATTACCATTATTAACGTATCTTAGTGGGTCAGCTATAAGAGCATCTGACTTACCACTACCTCTACTACCAGCGAAGAATACTTCTTCTTCAGAGGCCTCAAGGAATGCTATTTGTGGCTTATTATTAGGATCAGGCTGCCATATAATCTTTCTTGGCTGTACTGGTTCCTGAATTTCTTCAATCTTAACAGGTACTTCTACTTTAACTTCTTTTATTACTTCTACAATTCTATCTACAAAGATTTGCTGTGGAACTATAACTTCTTTTATTACTTCTATAGTTTTAATCTTTTTAGCTTTAGCCTGCTCTCGTTTGAGCTTCTTCTTTTCCTGAAGTAATTTCTGTCTCTCCTGAGACTGTATCTTTGACCGGCTTATAGGTGGAGAAATCAGTTGGGGTTTTGTAGATTCTGTGTCTTTCGTTATCATCGAGCATAATCTCTTTAAATGGGAAACGATTAAGTAATAGTAATCTTAATCCTTCACTAGATATGGTATGACCAGTATTGGCCACTAACCATGTTGATACTTCCTTTAAAGAACAATCTTTTAGATATTCACGAGTCTTAAATAATAGTCTTAATGCTTTAATATCAGGGATACACAATTGCTTTTTTATGTCAAAAGTATATCCCCAAGGAGTAGTATGTCTTATCATTATTACTGGAAGACCAAGTTGTATAGCCTTAAGCCTATCATGATCTGCTATAGAACAGAATGATGGTTTAATCTTTCTAACACTGGCTTTAGTATCAACGTAAGACATATTGAAGCTCTTTTACAAAGCTATTGGAAGAGTACGGAAGTAAATACGTAGCTGAATACTAGGAGCACCTGTACCTGTTACTTCAGCAGTTTTAGACTGCGCTACAATGGCTCCATTTACAGGAAGGACAGTAGCAGCTGCATCAGTAGAAGATGTAATAGCAGTAGTCTGATCTAAAAAGCCAGTAGTAGGTAAAGCAGTAGTTACTATAGCACCAGACCCATTAGTATATTTAAAATCTATACCAGCATTAGAACCTATTGTATAAGCAGTACCAGCAGCTTTAGTAGCATATATACGTTCTATAATATGTACAAAGCCAGCTGGGGGAGCAGCTATTACAGAAATAGGAGTAGCATTAAGAGTTAACATCTGTGCATTAGTCAGAGTTACTTTTACATACTTCTCAATACGACGATTAGTTGATTTTCTATTAGTTCTTGATAGTGACATTTATTGATTCCTTAATGATAATGTACCCTACTAACGTACTATTCTAGTTTCTTTGTTGGGAGAATAACAATACCTTTATCAGCTTTAACTTCAATTTCCTGAGTTTCTTTTTTACCGAAACCAGCTCTATCTAGTAAACTATTAGCTGCTTTAATAATATTATCTGCCCCTAAAGTAGTAGGCGTTTCTATGACTTCTTTTAATTTATTAATAGCATCAGAACTATAGAGAGCCATAAATTCTAAGTTCTTCTCAACTATCTCAACTTTTAGAGTTTTTATAATCTGGTAAGCTGAAGTAGTATTAGAGTATCCCGCAGCTTCTTTAACAGCATTAATTCTAGCTACCATACCAATTGGTAAACCATCTGCATATATTAAGTCCAGGATAGCTTTTTGTTTATCGTTTAATTGTGTTTTATCAGTCATAATTTAATTAGTATACACTATTTTTAAGTATTTGTCAAGTAAAATCTTTACTTTTAATTAAATGTTAATGCTTCATAAGAGGCTACTATAGAACCAGAAGAGTTTAGAGTGGCTGTAATAGTAGTAGCATTAGTTTGTGTTATATTAGGTAATATAGTAGCATGAGTTGTAGTTGCAGCAGTTGCAGTACTATACCCCAACCAATTACACAGGGTTTTAGTAGTATTAGCAGAAGTAATAGTAGCTGTATTAGATGTAGTAGCAGATAAGGTTATGCTACCTCTCTGAGCTATCTGTGATAATACACCAGATACAAATTCAACTACAGAGAAGTTAACGACTATAGCAGCATCTCCCTGGGCAACTCCAGTTGTAGTAGTTACTGTAGTAGCATTAGTAAGAGTTATTCTTTGTTGATCAGTAGCATTTGTTTCATTTAAATTATTATCGCACCCGGCAAAGAATAACATACTATTATTAGTAGTAACACTAGTTATAGCTTGTGTACTCGATACAGAATTATTAGTCCATGATTTACTGAATGCCTGTTTTGCCTGATTTAAAGCGGCTCCCTGAAATTCTATAACTACAAATCCTGCTATAGATGTACCACTTAATGTTCTAACAGTAGAAGTAACAGTAGTTGCATTAGTTAATACAAGAGTAGGAGTATTATTACCAAAGTTAAATGTGGCTAATGAACTAGTACACCCTAATAAATGTACTACAGCATTATTTGTAGTTACACTAGTTATAGTAGCAGTAGCACTTGTACCAGAAGATACCGTAATAGTCCCAAATTGTACAGACTTAACTAAACTGGCAGTGGCATCAACTACAGCACAATTAACTACACATGCCCCGGCTGTACCAAGTGCTCTGGTAGCAGTAACTGTAGTTCCTGATATTGATACTCTACAGAATGCCTCTGATTGTACAGCAGTTGCACTTGTAGTATTACCTTGAAATATTAAAAAGAATGTTCCAACTGCGGCAGTTACAGTAGCAGTAGCTGAAGTAGATAATGCAGGAATAGTAATACTTACCTGTTGTACAGAATTAATATAAGTAGTACCGCCAGCTACTTTATTCCAGAAGGTATTAGAAAAAGCTACTATAAACCCATCCTCATTCTTCCATATTCTATGGAGAGCAGTCTGTAAGATTGGTTTTAATATATTCAATATCTTCATATTAACTAAATGCTGCCTGACCTACTGCAAATATTGATGTACCATCTGATAAGAAAGTAATAATATCCACAGCTGAAGCTGCTGTGCTTAATATGAACTTAGTTCCACCGGCAAACTTATAAGCAGCTCCCCATGTTATAACTCTACTACCAGTACCATCTTGTGTTATAATTAAAGTATATGTACCGCCATTAACCATATTAGTAGGGTTACTTAATGTGAAGTTCTGTGCCGGGGTTAATGAGGCTGTTTGTTGTGTATTAAGATTCCATGGTACTGTAGTACCTGGAGTTAAAGCTGAAGTAGCAAAATATTGCTGCCCTGTCCAGGCATTTACATGAGTTAAATCAAGACTTATAGTACCAGTAGTAGTAACAGGGCCTCCAGTTAAGCCAGCTCCAGTAGCTACACTTGTAACTGTACCAGTACCACTTATAGTAGTCCATGTTGGTAAAGAACTTGTGCCCTGATATGTTAATACTTGTCCGGCTGTTGCGCCAACTGTCGATACAGATTGTAAAGCTCCTGTACTTGTAGTACCACCAACAATAGGAGAATAGGCAGTTACAGATGTATCTCCAGTACCTCCATGAGCAACATCTAATGTAGTACCATTCCATGTTCCTGAAGTAATAGTACCAACAGAAGTGAGAGATGAAGTTACTACTGTAGAATTAAGTGTAGTACCAGTTAAGGTACCAGCTGGGGATATGACAACATTTCCAGAGGCTGCTGTTATTAATCCTTTACCATTAACTGTAAATGAAGGTATAGAAGTAGATGAACCAAAACTTCCTACATTACCATTTACTGTAGCTAAAGTTAACTGACCAGAAGAAGTAGGTGTATTAACATCCCCACCTTGAAAGGATGGATTTGTGCTCCAGGCCGTAGCTCCAGAACTAAGAAATCTAATACTACCACCTACTGGAATAGTGTATGGAGCTGAGGCTGCCATTCCATTTATAGTATTAGTTCCATTTGGGTATACCAGAAGTGCATTTGCGCCTTGGTTAATGATAACATAGCCCCCGCGACTTGTATTAGTGACTGGCAATAACACGCCAGTTCCAGAAGGCGTAGATGTAATTGCAAAATACCCCGGCTGTGTTGACGCTGTTAAAACAGTAGCTGTAGCTTGGTTAGTCCCCGCAGCAGATACACTACTCATTGCTATATAACTTAAATTAAGACTGGAAGCGGCTGTAATTAACCCCTTACCATTGACAGTAATCACGCTCATTGCTGTTCCAGTACCAAATGAACCAACATTGGCATTTACTGTAGCTAAAGTAAGAACTGCACTACCAGGCCCAGAAGCTGTTCCATCTCCAGTAAGAGCAGTGATATAACTACCAGAAGCTTGATATTGTGGTATATTAAGTGTATCAGCAGTAAATGTAGCTGCCCCGGAAGTACCAGTAGTAGTAAGTGTAATAGGTACTTGATAATCTGTATCAGCAATAGCAGCACTTATAGCTGTACCATTCCCCTTAAGTATACCAGTTATAGTAGTAGATAAAGTAATAGCAGGAGTAGTAGTAGCAGTGGCCACAGTACCAGCAAAACCATTAGCAGTAACTACAGATACTGAACTTACTGTCCCCGATCCCCCACCTCCTGTAGAAGCTATAGTAATAGTAGTAGCAGTATGAGTAATTGTAGTATTAGCACCAGCAATAAATGATTTAAGTTCTGCTACTCTTGGTTTAGCATGAGCTATTATACTAGTTCCTGAACCTATGGAAGTAAGTCTGAAACGATTCATACTACCAGCACCAGTAATAAAATCTTCTCTAAGACTATCTAATTCTTTAGGATTATATGAATCCCCTTTATCTCCCCTGTCACCTTTATCACCCTTTAATCCCTGGATACCCTGCTTACCTGGGATTCCTTGTACACCCTGAATACCATTAGCACCAGTTAATCCTACTTCACCTGGTTTACCATCTCGTTCAATTACTGATTGTCTTACAATAATAACTGATTTATCTGGTAGCTTATATCTATCTGTATTACCAGTGTTATCTTCTGATTCTTTAAGATCTAAAGTACTAATATGTTTCCAGAACTTAGTATTAGTAACTGGTTTATCCATATGATTCATTAAGGATTTATAAACTTTACCATTATTACTTACTACATCACCTTTTTGATAAAGCCCTAGCATGTTATAAGGTTCTATATCAAGATCTTCTATATCTTTATCAGTATCCTGACTAATTGTAGCTACATGCTCAGCTTCTGGCTCCCAGGCATTACTTATACCAGGTTCTTTACCCCAGGAATTATCCGCAGCTACCCATACTATATCACCATGAGTAACTATAGCATTTTTAGAATATAAATTATTCTTATTCCATTTATCTGTCATTATTTAACTATATAGTATATTTACAGTAATAGCAGTTCCCTGAGCAGTACTTCCTAAAGCAGTAGTAGTCGCAGCTATCTTAATTGAATTAGTAGTTATAAATGGGCTACTACCAAATACTATATTAATACTCTGAGCAGCTGGTATACCTATTGATAATTTAGGAACTGTACTGCCAACTGTTACAGAAGCTGAATCAAATATCTGTAAGTAAGTAACTGAAGCATTAGGATTATATGCTGTTATAGTATATATAGAACCTCTAGTACTTTTTACAGTAGCAGCTACAGCTAACATAGCAGCATTAAGGTATGGTGTAGTAGTAATCTTATATAGAGCCATTATTAATCTTTCTTTATTATATTTTTACTGAACACATTTATAAACAGTTATATTAAGTACTTATATATAATACTATATATAAATTATAGACGTAGTTCTTTTTCCGTACACCCCTGTCCCACCATATACCCTTAATAGAGATCTATTAGTATATGATATAACATTTATACGGTATTAATAAGGGTATACGTAGATTAACTATGTTTAACTATACTGCTTGTTCTATATATCCCTGAAAGATATAATATGGATAGCCACTCCACCCCTGTCCTCAACTTCTATGAGAATTCATACTCTATTATTGTTTATAAGCCCTAATAGGTATTAGTAGGTTACAGTACGTCTTGTATAGATATACCCCCAGCTACGTACAGCTTACGGGTGGAGCGGAAATACCTTATTGATATAATCAACAGGCCAAAGACTCCCATAGTGTTGGCACGGCACGCTAGTCCCCTGTATAATTTATTACCTTTAATATCTATGTCGGTTAATACAGGTTAGAGTAGTTTTTATTAAGACAGCGTTTACTCAGGCTGTTAGCTATATATTATACCTTCTTCTAAGTTCTCCATTGCTGGCAGATGAGAAGTCCAATATAGTATATAATCTATTCAATGTGTATTATATACTATTTTATATTAAATGTCAAGTAAAATCTTTACTAAAGTATAAATATTATACAGTCAAACCTAAAGCTTCGCCAGAGTACTTATAGTTCTATTACAGAAGAATTAATACTATTCAGGTAGGGGTATAGCTCCTTAGTTGTTATATCGTCTATAACAGGCATTAGAATTAATCCTAGAGGTACAAGTACACCTACTCTACACCTTCTCCTTACTTTAGTATGTTTGTATATAAAAATCATATAAGATTGTAGTAAATTAGCTGATATATTTCAATATTGACTTGTTGGGTTTTAAATTATAGCTGCTATTATATTGATGTATACGCATACCCCAGACCCCCCACATGCCCCTTCCCTTACCCCCTTAATATATAAAAGAGTGCTTAAATAATAGGCAGCAATGAATATATGTAGATAAAACAAGATGATAGTATTAATAGACAGGGATATATAATGTTCCACGTGAAACAATGAGAATGATTCTTAATTGCAATATAAATGCTGCACTGCACAATAAGATAAAATGATGTACATATAAAGTATATATCTGTAACAATCACTACACATTGAGCTAGGCATTATACAAGTTAAGAAGAGTGTGATAATAATACAACACAAGAGATTAATCATACATAACTTGTTATAAATAACTTGAAAGAACAATAAAATAGTATATTCGCGCACGTTCTATATAATATAGTATTGGCAAAACTATATATATAAATAAAATGAATAATAATGAAAATAATAGTTGCATAAATAGAATATCTTGCTAATATGTATATAAGGTTAATAACACAAATAAGGAATATCACAATGAATAGTCAAATCATCATACAGAATCTAGTTAAGTCTAATTCATTACAGCTATTACAAATATCTTATAGAAATGCTGTATTACATGATGATAAAGAGGAAATAACATGGATTAAACAGGCTATTAGAATAAAGAAAGAACAAGTAGAAGCTAATAATTTATCTAATCATCATAAATACGCATAATATGTGTTGCACGAACAAAAGTATTTGATAGAATGACTATATTGAATATAACAAATAAGGAATATAAGCATGGTTAAGTTAAATAAAACCCAAACTATTATACTTAATGAAATACAGGAAAGGGGTATGATGTTACAATGCAACATTACTCAACCGTTCAGTCAGAAGCGTAAACAGGCTGATAAGTTAGTCAAACAGGGACTATTATCAAAGACTGAAACTCACTGGTTTACTACATATAAGGAATAAGCCAATGACTGAATCAGAAGCTAAATATATAACTTACCGTGATATTGGATTAATGATAATATCAGCCTGTATTATGGTAATAACATTTCATTCAATTAACTATATATAGATTGTACAAAGCAATGATAACTAATAAAGAATACTCAAACTTACAACAGGCATATGATTACTTCAATAATCTATTGTTTGCTAATAAATTACCTCATGTTCTTATAACACTGCAACATGGTAAGAAATACTATGGTTACTATTGGCCTGAGAAGTTTGTTGAAAGGACTGATGATTCAAGCTCTGTAGGTGAGATAGCACTTAATCCTGACTTATTTGAAGGTAGAACTGATAAAGAAATACTATCAACTCTAGTACACGAACAGGTGCATGTATGGCAACAAACATATGGCGAACCGGGGAGGAAAGGTTATCATAATAAAGAATGGGGTAGCAAGATGAAAGAAATAGGCTTATATCCAAGTAATACAGGCAAAGAAGGTGGTAAAGAGACAGGCAGTAAGATGTCACATTATAGCATTAACCCTGGGGTTTTTGAGCGGTACTGTAATATACTATTAGGTGAGGGATTTAAACTTAACTGGCAGTCATTCATAGACAAGAAAGCAGATAAGAAAAAGAAACAAACCAGAGTTAAATACTGTTGTGCTGGATGTGGATTAAATATGTGGGGTAAACCTGACTCTAATATTATCTGTGAAGATTGCTCAGATATCGAGGAACAGGTAATTGTTAAGCTAGTACCTGGTGATTTAGAAGATAAAGAGGATTAATATGATAGCAATTAAAATAAAACAAGGTGATGTTTTGTACAAATCAACGGTTAAAAGTCCTCCAAAAGAATCTATTAAATTAGTAGAAAAGAACTTGACTAAGTTTATATCAGGCTGTAAGCTTGACGATGTTGAATTAACTCGATTCAACACGGAATATGATAGTAAGCGGTTTGTATTTGAACATAACATAGATTAAGGGTTATTATATGTTTCCTAAAGATGAAAAAGAAGTTAATGCTTCATTGGTTGGTAATGCGCCATATATGAAAATATACAATATTAAATCAGAATATGGAACAGCTAATATAAGAATAACAGCGCAAGAAATAGTTATATCTAACAGTGATTTGCGTATTACAATTAATAATAAGAATTAATATAATATGCCTTGCTGTACTATAAGCAAGGTTAGTTAGAGCTTTGAGTCAAAGAGGATAGAAACAATAAGACGTAGTCGAAAAGGTCAAACATGCCTAGAAAGAATGTAAAAGAATATTATAAACAGAAGAAAGAAAACAATATATGCTTGTATTGTACTGAACCAGCTAAAGATGGAAAGAATAGGTGTGTTATACCGTGTTGAGTAATCAACATCGTCAAGCTTTAGGCTTGAATACCACATATATAAATGAATACAACAAAGAATATAATAGGGGTTGACATAATGGATAGAATAGTATTTATATTTAATTTAAGCTGTTATTTCTTGGTAGGTATAGTATTAGCAGCCTTAATGCACTTGTATAATAATTTATAAGAGGGGATAGAATAAATGGTACATGCAATATTATATACTTCTATGGTATGGATTATAACAGGGTTAACATTAGTAGGGATTTTGTGTTTTAAATATGAAATGTCTGTTAGTTTTCCTATAAATCAAATAACTTCAAGAATTAAATAACTGTTGACAAATATGATTATTACAATTAATAAGAAAGGAAAGTTTTATACCCGGCTTACTTTTAGCTAGGTTAATTTAAGTCTTGAGTGCAGCTAAAAACAAACACAACAATTTAACGAGAGGGAGTTAGATATGCTTAATAGAGTTAATGATATCAGCCCGTATATGGGATGTGACCCTGAATTCTTTTTCAGGAAAGACGGGGAAATAGTAGGGGCAGAAACGATGCTTGCACCCAGTGGATTAGACGTAGGGAACGGCTCTAGGTTTATTATAGATGGAGTGCAGGCAGAACTTAATCCAGCGCCTAGTTTTTGCAGGGCTAATTTAGCTAATAATATCAGGGTTTGCTTTTCTACCCTTATCAAGGAAATGGCTAAACATAAAGGTTTCACTGCTGATTTCTCAACCACTGTTGAAATATCTAAAGAAAACCTGGCACAACTTAATGAAGCTGCTAAACGCTTTGGATGTGCCCCCAGTCAAAGTATATATAAGAAAGTGGGTGTTAATATAGCTGGTATCGACCCTATCAAGTATCGTAAACGTGCTGCTGGCGGGCATATTCATATCGGTATGGATGAGTATAAGTCCTTTGGTCTTAAACGAGCATTAAAAGAAGACTATGCTAAAGTAGTACAGATGCTAGATATTATCTGCGGGAATACATGTGTACTAATAGACCGTGACGAAGGTAATATTGAACGTAGAAAGCTATATGGCAGGGCAGGGGAATACAGACTACCAGAACATGGAATAGAATATAGGACTCTATCTAACTTCTGGTTGACGTCTTATCCATTACTGTCAATGGCATTCGGGCTTGCAAGGTTAGCTGTACAGCTTATAGCAGATAAGAATTATGTAGTATTATATAATGAGTTTATTAGTGCTTCTAATCTAGCTAATGTCCATAAAGCTATTAATAACAATGATTTTGATTTAGCTATGGAAAACTTTAAGAATGTTGAGAAGTTAATTATGGAAGTGTCTAATACTGGTGATAGATACACTGTAACCAGTGCTAATATTAAAGAGTTTCATCACTTTGTATATAAGATTAAATCAGATGGATTGAAGTATTGGTTTAAAGATGAACCCCTTAAACATTGGACTAGTATAAGGGAATGTCATGCAGGGGGGTTCCATGACTATCTTCTTAATGTAGTACAACCTGATATGCTTAAGGATAATAAATCACTACAAACTAAGGCAGCTACGAAAGTCGCCTGATTGCTCTATATACAAATGTTATTAATCACGCAGGTAGATATATGAAAACTAAATTAAGGTATTATATTATTAATAAAATTAACAACGTATAGAGCTAAATATACATAAGGAATTGAAACTATATGCAAATGATATTTAGTATAATATACTTTACTGGTATCTGTGCTGTTATGATACTTGCATGGCGTATTATATGGTGGCAAGAAGTAAAATATGAGAAAAATAATAAAATAATAGTTGACAATTGCGATACATTTGATACTATCATAATTAATAATAAGCCTGTAATAAGTTATAATAATACTCTTGTAGCTAAAATAAAGGATATAGATGATGTATAATATTATTAATATAAATACCGGTAAAACAGTAAGACAATACAACAGCTTAGATATTGCTTGTAATATAGTTGATATGCTTCATTCTACTGAACACCTTGACGAATCGGGCAAACTAGTGTCACAATATATAATAGAATTGCTGTAAAAGGAAATGGGAATTAAGTCAATGATTAACATAGTACAGTCAGAAATACTTAATGCTGCGTGGCAAGAGTATCTATTATACAGAAATATGAGTTTAGATGTATATGACTCTGCTGTTGTTTTGTACAATTCAAGTCGTAATGATAAGAACACAGAAGTTGTAAAACTAGAAGCATTTAAATTATATGATGAAGGTGATAAATTATATAAAATAAGTCTTGACTTATGGAAAGATGCAGTATATAAAATCTATGGTGAAATAAATATAACATGGGAATATAAGTACGGCGGTTACTGTGCTATATTACCGGATAATATATATAAGTTTGAAAGATGGTAAGGCTTTAATATGATATATGGACAAAGATATTTAATCTATCAGGATATTGGTGATGTTATACCAGAAGATAAAGGTAAATGGTTCTATTATGATACATGGAGTAGACCAGATTCCGATGTCGGGGGGTTTAAGACTGAGAAAGCCTGTAAAGATGCAGTTAATAAACTGTCTATAAATTAGGGAATATATAGAATGACAACTAAGTTGCAATTAACAACTGATAATACTAAGATAGAATTTAGTGAGTTTATGCGCAGGTGTTGGGATAAACATATATATCCTGCTCCCATTGCATATGAAAACCCCGATGCTAAGTTTAGTAGTATGGTTAGTTTCCGTGTTAAGATAGGGGAGATACATATACAGTTTAATAAGAGCGCAGACGGGCAAAACTTGTGTTATGTGGATATTAATAATCCAGCTACACATAAAGCATTGCATGACATTAATTTTCTATAAAGAGGACTTGAATTATGCCAATAGATAATATTGAAATAGGGAAAGCTTATAAGACTAGAAGCGGGTTTAAAGTTATTATTACTCACATTATTGAAGGGGCTGAATATAGCCATAAAGTAATTGGGTATGCAGAAGGGTTTGCAACTGATATAAAATGCTGGTTAGTTACTGGTAGGGTCAGTAGAACAGCTACTAATTCTCCCTTTGATTTAATGGATGAATGGATAGAGCCAGTTACTAAGCATATATTTATCAATGTGTTTGAAGGTAATGTATTAGGCTCTATCTGTAATACTCTTGAACAAGCTTTAGCATTTAATGGAGTAATTAAAACACTACATCAAGTAATAAATGTTAGCGAAGGTAGCATTATAAGAAGTACGTGGCTATTTCCAAATCGTAGACCTGTGACAGATGGTGAAATAATTGAAACGGAGGACGAAAGAGATGTCTTACTTAATTGAGCATATTAAATTAACTATAATAGTTTTTAAGGAATTATTCAAGAAATAAGTATTGACATTTAAAAGAAAGTATGATTTAACTATGAATAATATGGAGATTGCAGATAAGCGATAAGAGGGGGATAACCATATAAAAATACTTCCCAAAGTAACATATAAAAAGGCTTGACAAATGACATTATTTACTTTATATCTCTTTACAAGATTAGACCACTTATTTAACAGCTTATATAAGACATAAAGCAAGGCAGGACGCAAGAGGATGAAATTATATTGGGTTAAGATAAAAGTAAATAGTAGCACTCTTATACAACATATGTATGCTATGAGTATCTTTGCTATAGTTGATAGACTACATAAAAGTTATAAACCATTGAATACTTTACCAGAAATAGAAATAGTATCTTGTGTTAAGATTGCTCAATCAGAGGATTAATAATATGCGAAGTTATTTTATTAAGTATACCCATGCCCATGCTTTATTCGTAAGACGGGTAAAGTTAGTTAGTGTGTTTGATTTAGTTAAATGGCTTATTAAAGAATATAAGACTGATATTAATATAAAATTTATAAATATACTGGATAAATAAATGACACATTTTACCGAATACTTAATTGATAATATAACTCTGATAGCAATAGTATTTAATATTGTATGGACTATAATATTAGCTCTTAATTGGTATAAATTATTACATAAAATAAACCAGGAAGATTTCAAGACGTTTTATTATACTCTTGTTTATAGTGATGCCAGAGATTTACATTATGATATTACCAGAATTATGGAAAAGCTTAATAATAATACCTGGGTTAAGATAAAGTTAAAATATTGAAACACTTAATGAAAGATTGCAATATGAATAAGTATTATAAAGCTGGTTTCTGTGATGGTATATTAGGAAGAAACTCAAACTTTTTATCATGCTTTTATAATCAATCAAGATATTATATAGGCTATTATGACGGGCGCAGGGAAAGAATACTTAGAAATATAAATATAGAGGTTGACTATGTCTGTTAAACTATTTGTATATGGAACACTAAAAAAAGGACTTATTAATCACCGGTATTTACAAGGCGCAGAATACTTAGGCCGAGTAGATATAGCACATAGAAGATTAAGAATAGTTGAAGGCTTTGGTTATAACTTTCCTATAATAGAGAAGCATTGGGAACCGAGATATATATTTAATGGTACTGCTATTGATAGTGCAAGTATTAATCCTAATAAGTCCCCCTCTGTATCTGGGGAACTTTATCTGTGTGAAGATTCTCATATTATTGACTTGGATTATTTAGAAAAGGGCTATAGATTAGAATATGGGAATGATAATATATCTTATTATAGACCTCTATTTAGAACAGATAAATATACTTTAATGACGCCTGACGAAAATGCTATATACAAATTTACAAAAACAGACCAGTTTAAGAAAGTTGAAACCAATGTCAAACCAAACAGAACCCAAAGCGCCACTTAATAAGCCAGTTCCAAACTATTCTCAGTTTATTTTAGATTTAGACTTGACAGATAATGAATACTGTGATACAGATAATTTAAGGGATCAGGGACTAGAAATACCAGAACAGAGCGTATCTGACTGATAATAAAGCATTATTTAAACAAATAGCATTTAATTTAAAAGAGGGGTCTCCTATGTCGAAATACTATGTAATTACACCTGAAACTCTTACTATAAATAACTTTATATCTAAGGGGGGTGAAGTTTTATTTACTGCTAAGATTGAAGAGTTTGGTTATAAAATTGAAACTGGTCTAACAGTATTCATGAATAAAGTTGTAGAATATTGGGAAGCTACCGGCATAGCTCGTAACTTTAATGAAAGTACAGCTAATGTATATTATATCCGTAAAGCTGAAACTGCTAACACAGTTACAGTAAAATTAACTAATGATGTATTAAAAGCAATGCTAGTATTAGTAAAACGTAGATTGCAAGATTGTACAAAGCAAGCAGAACTTATTATTAATGAGATTAAGACTTATGCTCGTTATAATGATTATAATGCTGCAACAAGCTCTGTATATGGTCTATGTGAGAGTCGACTTGTAGCTAAAGCTATTACTGCATATATTGAGGCTCTTGAAGCCCTTATTAGTGATAAGTCTAAGGTTCTTTATGTGGCTGAAACTGAAAGAACTAAAGATGAAATTATACGGTCAGCGCGCCCATTCCTGCAAGATATTGGGCCTGCGGGAAAGAAGCTCTCTATTAGCTCACAATATAAAGTAACTAGCTTAAAGAATAGCTCTATTAACTCAAGTAATGCTTTAACCGCTGAATATAACACATTTAATACCATATTCCAGAATCGCAGGGTTAATTATAGACATACTATATGTATTACTAAACTTATAATTGAGAATAAACCTAAAGAAACTGTTATAGACCTTAAGGTTGTATATCCTGAATTTGATGCGCATATTCAAGACTTCGGTAGAATCTTTTCAACAAATTTTAGCCGCCATATAACACCTAATGGCAGGCTACACAATATGATTAATGGTTCTTTTGATGCTGTATTTACTAGATTTAATAATATTAAAGTAAAACTAATATTCTTAGGATACGGGGAAGAAGAGGCAGTTAAATTAATCATTGACAAAGCTTTAAAAGATACCAGTATAAATAAACATGGATCATTTAATCATCTATATAATTTCACATTAGGAATTTGTGAATTAACTAAGCAATTACTACCGTCTATATTCTTATCTAACTACCTTCCATATGGTAGTAAAGAATCAAAGCTAGCTAACTATTATTTTATGACATGGGTAGCTAATAGACGCGTAACGAGATATGCATGGGCAGATGATAGAGAATTATTTAAAGAGCAAATATTAGACCAGCACAGCTGCTATGACCAGAGTGTTGGAGAATACAATAATAATGTTCTTAACTATCTAACCCCACGCTCGATGCCTAAAGAGAATGTTAAATCTTTTGGAGGGGATAAAGTATTTCAGGGTATCCCATATCTGGGAGTTGAACTAGAAGTAGAAAGGGCTGAAAAGTGCGCTGAAAGTATTACTGAGGAAGTGCTTAACGATTTAGGCAAAGATTTTGTTATACTTAAAAGAGATGGTAGCTTAGGAGGACATAAACCATTTGAAATAGTTACTGTGCCAGCTACATTAGAGACACATAAAGCACGTTGGGCTAGTTTCATGGATAACAAGATTGTAAAGCCTCAGTTAAGCAGTTTCAAGAGTGGTCGCTGTGGTATGCACGTACATATCAGCCGTGATTGCTTCACTGGATTGCATTTAGCTAAGTTTCTAAGATTTATTAACCATGTTGATAATGGAATGTTTGTTCATAAGCTGGCAGGTAGGGGGAGTACAGTAATGAATGTCTATACAGACCATGCAAACCCTATCTTGTTCGGTATTGTATCTAATGCTACCCCAATTAAACAACAATTAGCTGCACTTAAACATTGTGCCAGGATTGGAGTTGAAGGTGGCAGAGGGGGGCACCGTGACACTGTTAGCACTACCTCTAAGCACGGCACTATAGAAGTAAGGATATTTAGAGGAAACCTTGCTAAATCACACTTCTATAAGAACATTGAATTCGTCCATGCTCTATGGTCTTATACTAAAGATTGTGGAATGCGGGATTTAGATTATAAAGATTTTATACTATGGTTATTTAAAGATAATTGTAGTTCGTATAATAATCTTCAAGCTTGGCTTATAGCTAGTGGATATAATGTATCTAATCGTAATACAGATACTAAAGAGACTGAGGAAACTATTAAAAGAGTGCGGTTAATAGTTAATAAGAAGTATAATACTGGTAAAGATGATAAACTACGGAACTCTAAACAAACATCTTTAAAATCTGAACTATTAGCTAATTTTTAATTAATTAAAAGGATAATATACTATGTGTTTAATCGTAAATAAAATGGGGCGGGATGCCGTATTTACTGAGGAACAATTCAAAAGAATGATTCAGCAAAATGGGCATGGTTTAGGTATAATGTATCGTGAAAAGGGGCGCATTATAGTTGAAAAGACAGTTGGTAGTGATAACGAGAAACTAGCTCTCTGGAAAGATGTTAAGAATCGTACTGGTTATGCCATGCACGCTAGGTGGAAAACCCACGGAGAGATTAACGAAGAAAACTGTCACCCTTATAAAGTATTAGATATGGATGATGGTGATCCTATTGATATGTATATGATGCATAATGGGGTTATTACAGCCGCGCCTGAGATTGATAAAAAGATGTCAGATACTTGGAACTTTGTAGAATCTGTAATTAAACCTATTGCTAAAGTAGATCCTAATCTTATATGGAATAATGAAGGTATACAAAGACTTATAAGGAACTTTGCCGGGGGTGGCAGTAAATTACTATTTATGCGCAGTGATCAAGTACCTGCTAATGAGCATGTATTAATATTTAATAGTGAAGCTGGTTCAGAAGTTACTGGATGTTGGTTATCAAACGCTAACTGTAATATCTATCAACATCATAATAGGAATGCTACTTATTATAACAATAATAACAATGCTATTGTACCATTTAAAGATGATTATAACAAACCTTGGTGGGGTATTAGCAGAAAAGCCAAGAAAGTAACTACTGTTATTGAAGCTACTGTTGCAGAAGTCGAGACTGAATTAGAGCAGGAATGGGAAGAACCAACTAAGACTAGTGTAACAGCTAGTGAATATCCTGATTATTCCGTGTATAAGAATCACACTAATGAAGTAGATAAAAAACTTGAAAATAAACTCTTGACAAATACTGTATTACCTGCTAAGAATGATTTGAAAGAAAGGGAAGATTTACTAACTCTGACATTACAGGCTTTATGCGCAATGTCAGATAAAGAAATGATTGAAGAAATACAATCTTTACCATCTTTAGCTGCTGATGTAATTATTAATTTCTATAATGTCAAGATGGATAAAGATAAATTAGTGGAAGAAATTATAGACGATAAATTGGTTAACAAGATTGTTAGCCTTATTCGCCACCTTCCTAATAAAGATAAACAGGCCGCTGCCTGATAAAGAATAGCTGATAAGATTAATTACTAATCCTCGTTAGCTATAACGTGCCTATAAATATTAATATTAACAATGGAGATTATTACTATGGCTACTGAAGCAAAGATTACTTATGCTACCGCGCACCGCACAACTGATCCTATTAAACAGGTGCGCGTTTCTAATGCTGCTGGATATCTTGATTTGATTCTCAGCAAGAATGCTAACGGCAAAGCAGTGCGTATTGCTAACAAATTCAATGAACAGTGTGTATTCGTTTCTTTGAATGAAATTGATAGCCTTATCGACTCTTTGAAACTTGTTAAAGCTCAGGGGGTTAAACTCTCAGTTGATGATGTTACCTACAGCCGTGGCTAATCTCACTAGAGGTTAACTTATCTAAGTCCTGAGCATGACTATAAAAGGCTCATACCTATACTGACGTGTGATTGTAAGGGGTAGCATTATATGGATAATTACTGTAAGTCGCTGGTTCGCTGGTAATTTGAGATATGGTATAGGTTCGATTCCTATCCGTTAGTGCCTATAAGCAACTTGTGATTGTAAGTGGTAGCATTGCGACAATTGTTATAATCTGGTGCGGGAGTGAAATAGTTTAGCCCCTTTTAGTATTAAAGCTATGATCGCGAATTCGATGATTACACTAGTTTAGATTGGCTGTGGTTCGATTCCATACGGTTGCAACCTTATTAGAAAGAATATACATGTCTAAGAGATTTATTAAATACACAATAGAAAAAGATACATTTACTTATACAGATACTAAAGAAGAAATTAATTATATCCTATGGGGTACTTATATAGCTGAGAATGCTAAAGAAGTTGCTATACCTGTATTTGCCAGTGAAGATATAGAATCTACTAAAGAGATGTATAATCATATTACAGGGGGCGAATATGCCTAATAGTTATGTATGATAAAGAATATATGAAAGGATTGAATATGCCTATTAATGCACAAGTAATACCTAATCTTACAGATGAAGATATAAAAGCCCTACATCAATTTAGAGAAGATATACTAACTTTATGTGAGGTGGCTATAGTAGAACTTGAAAATAAACTATCTAAAGGCTATGAAGGGTTGGAACATGAAGCTTTCCTAGAACTAATAGATCAGACTATAGATGAATTTACTTATGATGCTATGGCAGATGAAATAGTTGATAATGAAGACGGCTACTATAATATGTGTTAAATATAGTGTTTAAACCTCATTAGAAGCTCATACAGTATAGGTAATAGGGTATCAAGCTATACCCCTACCTGAAGTATACTAACTACGCTGTAACCTATGTTAAAATGATTATATAAGGATATTGATAAAATGATAGAATTTCTAGTATGTGTAATATTGATAATTGTAATTATAAACATGTTGGCTTAGCATGGAAATACTTATAGCTGGATTTAGTATTATGTTAGGTGCATTTATGATCAGGTTCTACCCTACTTAAAAAGGAAGGGGGGAAAGGACTATAGGATAGGGGGGATGGATATTACTTAATAATATTATTAATGTTATTTATATATAATACTATAATTATAATATAGTTATTAAGTAATTATATATAATATTATATAAGATACTTAAAGGTTACTAAAGTAAGAATATATAATAAAGATAATACTTTAATAAGAGATATTATTATAATAATACTTAAATAATTACTTTAATACAGGATAATAAAATGAATAAAGATTATTAATAACTTATTAAGTATACGCTCATTGCTTCGCAATTTCGCTAGATAGTGTTTAAATTAATTATAATATAGGTTTTAAGCTAGTAAAACTATTTAAGCTACCTTGTATTAAAAACATTAATAGCACGTCTATAATGTAGGTTATAATTAATTTAAATAGGATATATCCGTATGAGAAAGCTTACACATGAACAGTTAATAAAGTTACCTGTAGGGGTTATAGTTAAAAGAAGTGATATAGAATTATGTTAAATACCATACAGAAACTAATAGACGAAACGCCTAATAATACAACTAGAAGGTTTCTATGTCCTTTCTGTATGAAAGCTTATACATTTAATATAACTAAAGCTAATTCTGTAATTAAATATCATTGTTATAGTAATTCTTGTAATGGATCAAGTGGTTATTTTAAAACTATACCTGATACAGAAGAACTTAAAGTAATGATTAATAAAGATAAAGAACTAATTAAACCTGTATTTAAAGAACCTGCTTATTTCTTAAGTGGGCTTGCTCATAGTGATGTTTTTAAATATATACAGGAACATAATGGAATGAGAGCTTATGAAGATTGTAATTATCATGTAGCTTATGATAAAGCAGAACACAGACTAGTTTATTTATTATATGAAAATAATGAAGTAGTGGGAGCACTAGGGAGGACTTTATATAAATATTATAATCCCAAAACTAAGATATATGAAAACTCTAAAATAATGCCCTTTATAGTAGGTAGATATAATACTATTATTAGGGCTGTTATAGTAGAAGATTGCGCAAGTGCCTGTGCTGTAAATGATGATAAAATGCTTGCTGGATTTGCATTATTAGGTACTACGTTTAAGAATGAGTATATTCCGTATTTAAAGAAGTATAAAACTATATGGATAGCTCTTGATCCAGATGCTAGAAAAACAGCATTAGAGATTAAGAATAGCTTGACATATGTTCATAACGATGTTAGAATATTAAATATACCTAAAGATATTAAGAACATGTCTAAAAATGAATGGATAGAATTTAGAATAAACCATATATATGGAGTATAAATAATGGGGATATTAAACAGGGTATTTGATTTTTTAAATCCTCAGCCTGGATGGGTTAGAGAACATAATGAAAAGATATTAAATTCTACAATAAAAGTTAGAGAGGTTAAGACTATGAACTATAAAGAGATATTGTTTTTAATCCTTACAGATACTTTAGAAAAAGAAGTAAAGAAGTTTTCTATACTGGATATTAGACCAATATTAGACTTTCAAGAACTCGTACAAGACAATTTCAATGAACAGGCCGAGTTGATATTTGACAAATGGTGTAAAATCAAGGATGATAATCAGTTTATGAATGAACGATATTTAGTCTTCAGGAATGCAGACTATAAATATAGAGAGTTTCTATTTAAGATAGAACATCAAAGATTTACTTTAACTGAATTAAAACAGTATCTGACTAAAGAGCTAGGTTTATCATTAGGGCTAGAACATCGTTTTAACAGCCTTAAATGGATAATTAATGATGCTCAAATGAGAGATGTTCAGTTACTTGAACAAGTAGCGTAGGGGGTTTAACATGGATAGAGAAACAATGGGACTTAGTGAGGCGTTAAAGTATGCTATATACGGCTTATCTGAGTTACCTAATAGAAGTTTTACACTAGATGATGAAACTCATAACACAGCTTCACTTATAGAAATTTTAATGTTTGTGTTTTATAAATATACAACATTGACTTTACACGTAAGGGAGCCAATACAAGATACCCCTGCACCTATAGATAGAACTGGTAGGACTCTTGCAAGAGAAGAAATAGCTAGGATACACGCAGTTTTTGAAGGTTATAATCAACCAGAAGGTATAAACTTTAGAGAGCTAACAATACACCAATTTCAATAAAGGATATGAACATGGGTAATAAAATGATTAAACAACCATTTATAATAATGCTGGTAGGTATGCCTTGTAGTGGTAAGAGTAAGTTTGTAGAGGATTTTCTTACACCCTGGCTTATGAAACAAGAAATATATGCTGATGTACTTAGCACAGATGATATTGTTCAGCATGTAGCAACTGTTACTAAATCAAGCTTTACAAGTATACATAATCACCTTACTGCTGATTCAACTGCTATTATAGACGCTAGAATATCACTTAGCTCTTATATGCATATGAATATCGTCCTAGTCAGTTTAACTTAACTCGTAAGCAACGTAAATATAAACTAGCATTAATGAACTATCAAGCTGATTATTTTAAGATAGCTATAGTTTTTAATGAAGATCACGCTACAATAACTAAACGTAATGAAGCTCGCACAGGAAGAACCTTAAAAACATCTTTAATGAAGGATTTAAGCAATAGATATTGTCCTGTAATACCAGATGAAGGATTTGACTTAATTGTTAAACCCAGTGAATTTATAGATGCTTTTATGAAAGATGAAGTTATATGATGAGGTCTTATTATACAAGTGGTAGTTATGATATCTGTGATACTTGCGGGGAAGAATATGATGAATTTACGCCTTGCGCATGTGAATCAGATGAAATAGAAGATAGTGACGAACTATTTAGTGATTGACATTATATCACCAATAGTATATAATACATTTTCAATAATTAGGGGATATTATGAAATTAAAAGCTTATTTACACAAATGGATTATTCAACATCATAGTAAAGATAGTTATGTACTTAGTGGTTATATAATGGATGATGAAGCTAAGAGATTTCCTAATAAGTCATTTATAAGAACTTCTAAGATAGTTAGTATAGATTTTGCACTAAGTCAAGCAGAAACTTTAAACACTTTATATTGTTTAGAGGAACCCGCCGAACATGCTCATTTAACAGGAAATTCATAATGGGAAACTTAACATTTAATGATGCTTTAGCACTTGAATCAACACACCTATCTAAATATTATGATAATCATAGTTTAGTATCTGTACTACTTGATTCTTGTGTTGATTTAGGACAGGTGGTGCATAATCATGCGCAAGATACTATGGAAGGTACTGAACGTAAAGACGCTTTAAGGATAGCTGCTGTTATTATCAGATTATTAAGTATATCAGGTAAATATGGGCTAGATATAGGTAGAGCCTATAATGTAGAATTAAAGAAGTTAGAAAATGTCGATTAGAACATATGTAATTAGCGATACTCATTTTGGGCATATTAATATATTAACCTTTAAGAGAAGTAACGGAGAGCCATTAAGAGCATTTTCTTCTATAGAAGAAATGGACGAGACTATTGTTGAGAACTGGAATAAGACAGTCAGGCCAAATGGCCATAAGAGACTAGTCAGAGGTAATCATGACCTGTTTCCCACTAAAGAGTATATGGAGTATTTTGAGGAAATATATGGAGTTAGAGTCTTACCTAAACTTGGATTAATTCTGTCTCATATTCCTATACACCCAGAGAGTTTAAGTAGGTGGAAATATAATGTACACGGGCACTTACACGCCAATCTAGTAACAATACCAGAAATAGATAATATAATTGATAGTAGATATATAAATGTTTCTTGTGAACGTGTAAACTATACTCCGGTTGATTTAGATGAAATTGAAAGTTTATTAGTTTATATATAAATAACCCTTGACAAAGTGTGATATATTTGCTACAATAGCCCTCCAGTTAAGAAACTGGTGTTATAACACTAAATTAAGGACTATAAGAAATGGCTAAAGATCATCCGGGGTTTAAGGGAGTTCAAAATAAGATAGCTAGGACAGAGAATTTAAGTAAGGAATCAGCGGGGGCTATTGTAGCTGCTGCATCCAGAGAAGCCTCTAAGAAAGCTAAAATAAAGAATAAAAACTTAAAACGTGTGAAGGGATAATGCTACATGTAACTAGAGAAGATTTCATAAAGGCACTGGAAACAGCTACAAGCGTTGATAGTTTATGCAAGATATTAGGTAAAAGTAAACCTTCTTTAAAAAGACGTTGGGTTGGTTTAATTAGACCAGATGGATATTATAATTACACAACTGAATTAAATCATAGAGTTATAATAGAGAAATATCTTAATAGAAAATTAGATAGAAGTGAGCATGTTCACCACATAGATGGAAATAAAATTAATAATAAGTTAGATAATTTAATAGTTGTTAAAGCTTCTGTGCATAATAGTGTCCATGCTTCTTTAGAGAAATGCGCCTTTGAATTATTAAAACAAGGATTTATTGAATTCAATAAAGATTATTTAAAATACGAACTTAAAAAGGTGAAATAAGAAATATACTGGAGGGGCGGCAGACGGATAAACTGTTTAGCGCCAGTATATGCAGCCCTAGCAATAGGTGTCTGTTCGTCATGGTGGAATTACACCTGCAAGGCTGATAATGACTTTAAACATTCAGCCCAGATATATTATAAGTATTTCAAGCGTAAAGCTTGCAGGAAGGTAAATGTAAATGAGCGTAGAATTTCTTAAAGCGTTATTAGATTATAATTTCTTTGATAAACACAAAGCAAGTATAACTCAGGACTTTGTGCCAAAGGAATATTATGATTTGTACAATACAATCATTAAGTCACACACAGATAATAAAACCTCCCTTACAGTAGAAGAATTAAAGGCTTTACACAAGAGCAATAATCCTGTGATGTCAAGAGCTAAAGAGGAAGCATTAGAACCTCTTTATACTCGTTTAAAAGAGATTCCAGAGTTTAGTCAACGTATCTTAGACAGTATAATCACTACTAAGATATCACAACGTATTGCTGATGAAATTGCTATTACTGCCATAGATATTGCCTCCGGTAAGTCTGAAAGTATTGATAATTTACAGAGTCTACTGGATAAATTAAAGAAAGTCAACACTAAAGTTGATGAAAAGATAGATTTACGCAAAATAGATATTATTAATCTGGTCAATACTAAAGCCCATAACCTTCAATGGAAATTTAATTTACCAGACCTTCATGACCGTATAAGTGGTCTAGGAGCAGGGTATTTTGGTATAATAAGTGCGCGGCCAGACTGCGGCAAAACTAGCTTCTATATGTCCCTAACTTGTGCCCCAGACGGCTTTATACAGCAGGGGGCTAAGGTTCATATCATAGGTAATGAAGAAGGCAGGGATAGGCTTAAACTACGTGCTTTAAGTGCTTTAATAGGCATTCCTGACAGGGAAATAGAAAAAGATGCTGCTAGATATCAGGAAGAATATAAAGACACTTTAGAGAACCTTTATGTAGAGGATGGATTCGGTTACACTATTGAAATGCTTGATAATTATTGTCATAATAATGAAGTTGATATCTTAATAATAGACCAGCTTGATAAATTAGGTGTATCAGGTAAATATGGAACCAGTGAAGAACGACTTAAAAGTATCTATGTTAAAACCAGAGAGATAGCAAAGCGACATAGTTGCGGGGTTATAGGTATCTGTCAAGCCGGATTTACTGCTCATAATAAACTGCATTATGGATTTGAGTGTTTAGAAGGGAGTAAGACGGGAAAAGGTGCAGAATGTGACTGGTGTATCACCATTGGCATGGAGTTACAAACAGGGGGAACAGATAATTATTATAGAGTAGCTAACATCCCTAAGAATAAGGTTACAGGTAAGAAATCACCAGTAGCTTTTATATTAAACCCAGAAATAGCACGTATAAGTGCTTAAGGTTAATTTGAGCTTTGATGCAGTTAAAACAAGAATAATAAATTTAAGAGAAGGTCAAATATGAGATTTAGATTTTTCGTAGTACAACATAATCAATCAGAGTTTGCTATACATGAAGGTTATGCAGATTTAGATGATAGACCTATCGCTATTAATGGAGAACCATTTACTCTATATCATTACAGTAAGAATGACCTAGAGGATATTATATCCATGATACAGAAAGACCTTAAAGATCCTCTAATTATACAGAATGATTGTGAGGCTCTTTATGATGCTTATGACAGTATTCATAATGGTAACTTTAGCTCTTATGATTTACCGCCAGAAGAACCATTTAATGAGAATGTAATAGAGTTTAAAAGGAGATCATAACATGCAGAAGAATAATGAACTTAGATGGATACAGTTTGTTCGTGACTCAAATAGAATAGAAGGTATACATAGAGAGCCTACTAAAGAGGAGGTGCTTGAATGCGATAGATTTATTCATCTTGATAAAATAGATATATCAGAGTTGGTAAAGTTTGTCAAGATTTATCAGCCTAATGCTGTGCTGCGTGATAAGAAGGGATTAGATGTTCGTATTGGTAACTATCTACCGCCAGAAGGTCAGGCAGCTATTCGTAAATGGTTGAATGAGTTACTTTCTGATATACAAACACCAGCACAAGGTAAACGTCCTTTAAGTGCATATGAAGCACATCAACAGTATGAAGCTTTACATCCATTTACAGATGGTAATGGTAGGTCAGGGCGTATGCTATGGTTCTGGATGCGTAAAGGCAATGCTCCGTTAGGCTTTTTACACCACTGGTACTATGACTCTTTAGGAGAACATCGTAATCAGACTGTCACAGTAGATGTAAAGAAAGAGGAAGCTATTAAAGCTTTAATTAAGGAGAAACTTAGTGAGAAAGCTTAAAATAGGGGATGCAGTA